ATCGCCCTGCCCGCGAACTACCTCGCCCCGACACCGCCGCCCGGCTGGATTCTCGCGCAGGTCGAAATCTGCTGCGATGGAGTCCGAAAGTTCAGTCAGAAGATCGGCGACAAGATCGGGCCGCGTCAGGCTGCCGGCATCGTCGAGGACGTCTTCGACAAGAGCCTCAAACTGTTCGCCGTGGCGACCGACGCCGACGGCGTCGATTCCAAATCCTGCGAGTGGGTTCCCAACGCGAACCGGACGGGGAAGCCCGGTTGGAGTGCCTGGAAGTAAATCCCGCGAATTCCTGTCACGGATTCGCACCGCCGGTCAAGTAATAGTGTCCGCTTCACACCATCCCAAAGGAATGTCCCATGTCCGCGAAGCCCGAAGTTCAATTCGTCCAGCTCACCCCCGAGCAGATCGCCGGCCTCAAGCGAACCAACACGAGCACGATCATCGCCGGCAACCGCGCCGACCAGTTCACCGGCGCCTTGAACGGCCGTTGGGGTTACTGGTGGCTCCTCGGCAAGGCTGACGCGAGCGCCCCGCACACGTTCCGGCCCGACGGCCGCGCGGTGCCCGGCACGCCGGCCAGCTACCCGACCGGCAAACGGCTCGACGTCCAATCGACGAAGCTGTCCGACGGCCGAACGCTGTTGGTCGGATTCTTTCAGGGGACGAGCCGCGATTCGAGCCGGCGATTCCGCGTCGAAGTCGAGGGCGGGGCGGCGCTGTTCGACACCGGCGACTGCTACGATGCGGGCAACGCGCTCAACTCGCTGGAACACTGGACGGCCGATTTCCTCAAGGCCGAGAACGTGACGATCTTGAAATGAAGGGGTCGGCAACCATAATCACGGCAAGGCCAACATTCACAACCAACGGCGTGTTCGCGGGCCTTACCTGGGCGGGCGGGAGTTATCTCCCGCCCGTTTTTCGTTGCTCCTACACCGGTGCCGGCTCGACGTGCTGAATGACCGCCGTGTACTTCACGCCGGCGGCCGTGAACTCCGCGTGCGCGTGGCAGAGCAAGTCGGCCTCGCTGCTGTCGCCCTTCTCGTAGGCTTCCTCGTTCCAGTCCTTTTCGGGAATCGGCTCGTGCTTCTCCTTGACCGTCGTCCGCTGGCGCTTGGCCCACGCGTTGACGACCGCCTTGCCCTCGGCGAGCGAGGATTTGAGATCGAGGGGCAACCGGCTGACGCGGTTGGGCAATTTCAGGTAGATCGCGAACATGAAAACCACCTTGTAAAATCGAATGGTTAATTGGAACGGATCTGTAAAACGCGGCAGTACTACGCCGCCGCGAGCTTCTCTTGGACCGCCTCGACGTAGGCGGCGTGGACGTCGGAGATTCCGCCGTTGCCTTTCACCGGGTACGGGATCGGCCTCTTGAACCGCACGGCGTTCGCCAAGATCCACGCGAACCGGCCCGGAGCGAAGTTCCCGAGCCACTGGTCGGCCGGCGGCACGGAGGCCATCGCCGATCGACCGTCGTTCGCGTCGAGCATCGTCGCCCGGTCGCCGTTGAAGACGACTTGCGCGGTCGGCACGCAGCCGATGACGTCGATCGTCCCGACGATCGCGCCGAGCGGGAGCGACCACCCGGCGAGCGCGCGGTCGTTCCGCTGCTTACCGATGGTGAACCCGGCCTTCTCGACCGACGAGGCGTTCTTGGCCGAGAACCGCATTTGATCCTCGGACCACTTTTTCGAGGCGACGACGATCAGGCGGCCGCGCCAGAAGATGGGCCAACTCCGCGTCTCGGTGTGCTTGACGCCGCCGACGAGCAGCGAGGCGAAGGGTTGGTAGACCGAAATGCACTTCAACTTCATCCCGTACACTCCTCTTTCGAGATTGGGATTGCCGGCCGGAATTGGCCGGCGATTCCGTTTTACGATCCCGATAGTTATCTTCAATCGTAAACCGTTCTCTCGATGGTCCGCTCGCCGACCACCTGTTCGACGGGCGGGCCTTTCAAGGTCTCGACGTATTGGATCGTCTTGACGACTCCCTGTTCTTGGCGTCCGATCCGACGGTGGGCCAAAACCCCCGAGTTCCGAACTTGCTTGAATTTGAAGTTTTCCGCGAGCGCGGTCACGAATTGCGGGTAGACCGAGAAGTCGACCGGCAACGCTTCCGGGTTGTGACGGCAGTTCGAGTGCCGGGCAGCAGCGTCGGTTCTCTGGCGGGCCTGAAGGATGTCCAGATAAGAAAGCCGGAAGGCCAGCGATTCGGCGTCGTTGACGTCTTTGGATTCGGCAGCGTAGATCGGCGTGCGGAGGAAGCCACCGGCATTTGGATCGGACCACGAACGGCTATCGAATCCGCTGTTGAAGATCAATTGGGGAATGGTGATGTCCGATGTGAAGAAGTACGTCCACGGCCAGTTTTCGTTGTGGGGCAACTGGATCAACCTCGGCCAGAGCGGAATGCGAACCGCGAGCGGTTGATCGGCGAGGATCGAGCGCATCAGACCATCGATCATGTTCGAGTGTCCGGGGTACGATTGGAACTCGACCGAGCGGACGAACCCGTAGTAGAACTCGAACCGAACACGGAGTCTCAGGTATTTCTCTTTCGCCCTGCGGTAATCGACCGTGACGTACCGCCCTTCGCGCGAACTCGACCAAGTCTGGAACGTGTTCCTTCGAATCTCCTCGGCGAACGTCGGCATCAACCTCTCGCCGTTGTCGTTGATGAACTGGTACGTTGCCTTCGGCATCGTGTGCATCGGCTTTTCGGTCTTGTCGCCGCACGAGAGCTTGATGAACTCGACCGTCGCCCAATCGAGGTCGTTCTCGGCCGAGCCGTCTTCCAGCCATCCCGCGTAGGCGAGCCGACCGATCTTGTCGAGGGGATTGTCGATCATTTGAGCGTAAAACGCTGTGCGGTCCTGTTCACGCGACATAGGTCGGCTCCTTCGGGTACCAGGCGTTCATGTGGCGGGCGACGATGATCGCGTGACACGACGGTGTTGCGACCGGCTTCCGGCAATCCCAATCGGCGCACCAGCACGCAAAGGGCAACCGGCCGAACTCGGTATCCGCCCGGAGGTCGCGAACGACCCGCGCGAGGTCTGGCAAGGCGATGAACCAGGCGTCGAACTTCTCGGCCCAATCGGGATCTTCGCGGCGGAATGGGTTGCCGAGTTCGTGGGCGGCAAGTCCCGCCCAGGCACGTCCCAAATAGAGGAACGTGCCGGGCGCGATCGAGTGCGGCCAGCGGCCGCGCAGGGTGATGACGTGGTAGGCGCTCAACGCCGTGCCCGTTCGTCGAGGGGAGTCGCGTCGGCCATCCGCTTCCGGCGGGCCTTGATGTCCAGGACCATCGCCGCGAGGTCGGAACTGTCGTTCTGGACGAAGGCGACGCGGGAGACGGTTGGGACGTCGGTGACTTGGGAACCCTCGACGACCTTGCCATCGTGGAAGGTGTCCATGTAGAGCGCGCCGCACGAGGCGCACCAGAAGTTCCGACGTGTGCTCGCGCCGGTCTCGACGTGGCCGATTCCTTGAAGCGTGCAGTTGCAGACGGTACAGGGCATGGCCCAATTCTCCTTGCGGTTCAGGTGAAAGAATCGAACAGCGTCGGCGCGGCGGCGATGCAGGACGGGTTGAACCAAATCCGTTCCCGCTTCGCGTTCTCCGATTTCCCCTTGTTGCCCTTGCGCTGGTTGCCGTAGCCCCCGGACGCTTCCCAGGATTCGCACGTCCAGCCGAGGTCGACGAGCGATTCGTAGCCGTCGCCTTCGTAGCCACAGACCGCGATTCGGATGTCGGGGTTCTCGCCGTGGCGGACGCACCAGTCCCGAACTTCGTCCCGGAGTTTGTCGAGGTCGCTGTTCTTGTCGCTCGCGTAGAGGTTCCCGTCGCGGGACTTCTTGCCGCTATTCTCGCTCTTGATCGGGTACGGCGGATCGAGGAACACGCCGGTCTTGCCGAGCCGTGTGAGAGTCGATTTCGAGTCGCAGACCCGCGACCAGTGGCCGTAGCACGTCCGCACGAGCCGGTGCCGGTCGGACAACCGCCGCATCCACGCGACGAGCCAGTCCGCGCGGGCCTCGCAGATGCCGTCGATCGTCGAATCGGTGACGTTGCGGAACGACGTGAATCCGGTCCCGCTCGTCGTCGGCGTCCCGCCCAGGCTCGGCCGGCCTTTGACCAGATCCGGGTGCTGAGGCCCGAGGCCGTTGGTTCCCGAACCGATCCCGTTGAAGGAAAAGTGCGGCCGCTTTTGCGGCAGATCCGGGCCGGCACCGTTGACGCCGATTCCGCCCGTGTCGCACTTCTGCCCGATGCCGGGCATCTGCCTCTTGAGATTTCCACCCCCGTTGACTCCGCGGCCGATGTCGAACGCATCCGCGAGTTGCGGCCGGCCGTTCGCCTCGGCGTCGCCCCGGTTGACGCCGTAGCCGAGTCCGTCCGTGTTCGCGGCCGGTATCTGCTCGTAGTCGGTCCGCGTCTCGTTGCACCAGCCGCTCGCGATCCAGGTGCATTGGCCCCACACCCACCATCCGGCGGTCCGCGCGTCGAAGTAGCTCTCCGATTCGGCGATGTGCCGGCGGAACGAGCGGACGTTCCACGCCTCGCCCTTGATGAGCTTGTAGGCTTGTTTCCAAACCGCGAGGCCGTGTTCCCACTGCGGGGGCGGGGACGGGCAATCGGGTATCCCCCGCATGAGGAACTTGTGCCGCGCGTGGAGGTCGGCTTCCGATACGGGTTGATCGGCGTACTTGGCGACGAGGTCGGGGGCCTCCTTCACCGCCCGCCAGAAGTTCACGAGGTAGTGATTGACGTCGTTGACGGTCTCGACCCGGTAGCCGTTGGCGAAGTGGTCGGGCGGCCGCCGCAGCAGGACCGCGAGCGAGCCGGCGAACGGCTCGACGTAGTTGTCCACGTTGCCGAAACGGTCCCACACCATGTCGGCCACGCGACCTTTACCCCCTGCGTAGGGGAAAGGCGCCTTGAGATCGGGGGCAACGGTCATCGCGCTCGTTCCGGGTTGTGGTGTTGGAAGTCGTCCTCGGTCATCACGCCGAACTGGATGAGGCGGTCGCCCCACAGCCGGAGCCGCCGGCGGTGGAGGTCGTGAAGCTCGGCCAGGGCCAGGCGTCCGAGCGACCGCCGATTGAACGGCATGTCGCGGATGAAGTCTTCGAGCATCCGGTTCGCGTCCCAATAGCGTTCGAACGCCGTCCTCTTGGCGAGTTCGACCCACTTGCGGTGGAACTCGGGGTTGTTCCGGCCGAGCGCGACGAGTTCCTCGGGCCGCAGCGACCGCAGTTTCTTGTACAGCTCGCTTTCCGTCATCGGAACAACCTCCCGTCGCGGTGCGCTTCTTCGAGGTCGCGGTCGGTGCGCGTCTTGCGAATCTCGAAGAACTTACCGAACTGCTCGGGGAACTCGGCCATCAGCTTCCGGGCCAGCGGCGCGGCCCAATCGTTGTTCACCGCGAATTCGTAGTTTCGCTTCTGAATCATTTCGTGCCAGCGAATGTGGTGGAGGATCGCGTCGGCCGAGTACCGGCTAATTCCGCTGTCCCGCGCCTCCCAGGCGAACCGGCGGAACGCCTCGTAGAGTTCGGGGTGCTCGCGGTGGTAGATGTCGAAGCGGGCATCGGGAGTGAGCGTCGTCATGGCTCATACCTCGGGGAACTGGCTCCACTCCTTCATATCCAAGATCCGACCGGCCCGTTTCTTGTCGACGTACTTCAAGGTGATGCAGTCGGCGTTCTCGTCGGTCGGAGCCGGATTGAGGATTGTTCCGGCCGAATTGATATGGATGATTTTGCCATCGGGCAGCTTGCCGAACTCGGCGTGACCCGCGTCGATCCACTGCCCCCACTGTTTGAAAAAGAACGGGACGCCGGCGGCGACGCACTGGTCGCGCAGGCTCCTCACCCAATCGCTGTTCATCGGCCTCGCGTTCGGCCCGCTCTCGCCGCCGACGATTACCCAATGAATCCCGGTCAGGTCGATTGCGCCCAAGTCTGCCAACAGCGGTTCGACGGAGAGGAACCGGACGCGGGCCTTGATCTCACGAAGCCGGTCGATCCGGTAGAGCGTGTCGCGGTTCTCGACCGACGTGCCGATCCAGACGTTTTTCGGTAGCGCGACGCTCCAATGGTCGGGGATCATGCGGCCGACGTTTTCGATCCGCTTCGTCAGCAGGAGGTAATCGAGGTAGTAGGTACTGTCGATCGTTGCGAAGAGTCGATTGCGAGCGTGCTGCATCGTGAATTTCGAACTGAACTGCGAAGGTCCACCGTCGATCCAGCCGCCGGTGCGACTCAGATAGAGCTTCTCGTGCTTCGCGTTCAACATCGAACCCTGCCAATCCTCGAACACGTCGGCCATGCTCGCGCAGAAGACGCGGGCACGGAAACGGCCGAGTTCGCCCGTACCGCTGCACGCCTCGCACGGCTCGCCCTTGTCGTCGATGCAGCGACCGGCGCAACCCAGGCAGTGGCCGGTCTTGGCGAGCTTGTCCCATTTGATCGGCTCGGCCCACTTCGATTCCGAAGCGACAACGCGGTCGCCCTGCGGCCCCCACTTGACGCCGCGCATCTTCGTCGAGAAGTGCGACTCCGCGTAGCAGTTCGCGCACCCAGGAGACACCTTCGTGCAACCGGTCCACGGGTTGAACGTCGCATCGCACCATTCAATCTTCGTGCTCGAAGCCACGGGACACCATTCCTTTGAGTGAGGGAGTTGATTCAGTTGAAGAGCGCGGCCGTCGGTTGGATCGGACCCTTCTCGGTGATGAGGCCCATCGTTCGAATCCATCCCAGGTTCGCCCCGTAGCTGCCGCCCTTCGGATGAAGGCCGAGGGCCTCGGCCAGTTCGTCGCGGTTCACCGGCTTCCCGATCTCGACGAGCTTTCGAAGGATCTGCTTCTTCGGCTCCTTGTCCAGCGAGTCGAGGGCCGCGTCCAGGCCCGTCGCCAGCGTCCGGGCCGACGAACGGCCGAGGCCGGTGAGGACGAAGGTATCGAGGTAGCCGTTCTGGCGCAAGTGGCCGAGGTTCGCGCCGTAGGAACCGCCTTTGGGGTGGATCCCGATCCAGCGGGCGACCATGTCGCGATTCGGCTGTAGGCCGCGGGCTTCGAGCATCAGGACGACGTCGAGGATCGTTTGCTGAGGCCCGGTCAGGCCGGCCGATGGAGCGGACGGCGGCGATGCCGCCTTCGGCTGCTGCTGCGCCGGCACCGGCGCGGCCCCCGTCGCTCGGCGGGGTTCGGGGCGCGAGTCCTGAACCGGCTTGTAGGTGAAGGCCGGCAGAATCGTCTTCCGAAGCTCGGCAACCTCGCCGCCGAGTTTGGCCATGATCGCCTCGGCCCGCTCGACGATTGCGTGCGTCCGGTCAAGCTGGCCGTTCTTGAGCACCGGCACTTCGACCCGCTTCTCGACTTCCTTCGTTCCGGCCGGCCGTTCCTTTAACTCTTTCTGCAGCGCGGCGATTGTCTTGCGGAGTTCTTTGGGATCGTCGGCCTTCGCCTTCTCGACCGTGTCGCGGATCTGGTTGCCGAGCGCCGCGAGGTCCAACTTGGCCAGGCTCTTCGGTGCCCGCTTGGCCTCGCCCGGCTTCGGCGTGGCGCTGGAGTCGAACGTGTGCCGACGGCGTACCGCGACCCGCTCGAAAATGTCGCCCCACCCCGGAGACCACACCCAGGCGGTTCCCACCGGCAGCGACGGCAGCGACTTGACCATGTCGGCGGCCGTGCGTTCGTCGGCCTGCACGTTCACCCACTCCATCACCGCGTTGATGTCGCGCGGGTGGACGAGCCGCATGGCGACGAGCGTCTCGCACTGAGTCAGGACGTTCTTGTTGAGCACCGCCGGCCGCTGCGTGATGAGCGAACAGCCGATCCCGCGAATCCGGCCCCGCCGCACGATGTCTTCCATCGCGCCCAGGAGCCGGGCTTCCTCGCCGCCGTAGTTGCGGCCCTGCGGCGCGAACGAATCGGCCTCGTCCACGAACAGGTGCAACGCCTCGCGGTTGAGCCGGTACAACGTCTCGCAGAACGGGACCATGAACCGGTACATCTGAGCCTTGCGGAACAGGGACAGGTCGACCACGCACGAGAAGCGGTTCTCCGTGATCGCCCGCGCCACCACTTCGCCGGCGGACTCTTCGAGGGGCACGTCCGCGTGCTCGCCGCCGAGTATGGCGATCGAGTGCCCGGAACGCAAGCCCCACCAAGCGCCGGTCGGGTCGATGGCCACGATCTGCTGCTTCTGCGCGAGCATTTCTTCGGCCATCACCGATGCCGTCTGCGTCTTGCCCGATCCCCGCTTGCCGAGGACGGCGAAGCTGTTCGTCACCGCCTCGGCCGGCAGCGCGAACGACGGCGATAGTTGAAGTCCGGCGCTCATGATTCGTCCCCCTCGTCTTCGCCCTTGCTGTCCCAACAAATCTCCCCGTTCCAGTCGAGCACGTCGAGGATCTTCACCAGCGATTCGGACGAGATCGGGGTATCGCCCCGGAGGAAGCTGTAGGTCGCGAAGCTGCTCGGCGTCCCGTTGCAGGCGCGGACGAGGTCGTTCTTGTTCAAGCCGAGTTCCTTGAGCCGCGCGAGGATCGAGTTCCTCAGGCGGGACATGATCGCGGGCACCCGCTTCTTGTCCTTGCCCCTCGCAATCGCCGTCAGATTCTCGACCATGATTACACTTCCTCAATGTCAATTCCGTATTCGGCCTTCAACCATTTTCGCTTCATCTTGTAGGTCGCCGTCGCATAACCCTTAACATCGACGACCACCATTCGACCGTCGCGGATGAAGACGAAATCCGCATAGTATCGGGTTATGATGGTTTTCACCCCCGCCGCGTTGACCGCGTGCAGGGGGAAACACCGCTGGCGCTGCAATCCGCTGATCCGTCCCCTCTTCAAGTCTTCGCAGAGTACGAGCCAATGTTGGTATTCCTTGAGGGAATCGGCCAACTTCTTCGCCCCCGGAGTGCCGTAGGGCACGACGCGGCCATCCGGGAGCGCGTAGACCTTGCGGTTGCCGTGCCGGTTACGCTGCGGAGCCGGCGAGTTCGTCGGCAGTTTCGGACGGATCTTTCCGAATCTCCGATTCCAAGCGGCCATCTTCGTAGCCCTCGTTCCATGCGTTGTGGGATTTCTGGCCTTCGAAGTACGGGTTATCGCCGAGGGCCTTGCCGTCCTTGAACGCCTTCATCCCTTCGGCCTTCCAGTCGGTTTCGGTCTCGACCGGTGCCGGGTCGCCGGGCTTGTCGGTCTTGCTATTCTTGCCGCCGCTCTTGGCCTTCGGCTTGGCCTTGCCCTTCGACTTCGCCGCGGGCTTCTTGCCGCCCTTCGCCGACGGGTCTCGGTAGATGCCGGCGATCTCGGCCATCTTCTCCTTCGCAAACTCCTCGCCGAGTCCGCCGTTGTTCCACTTCTCCCAAAAGACGAGTTCGAGGGCCGACCACTTGTTCGCCGCCTCCGGCCCGATTCCCTTCACGTCGGCGAGCTTCCGCGTCCAGCCGTTGCCGGGGCTGATGAACGCTTGGAGGTCGCCCATCGTCTTGACCGGCTTCACGCCGCCCGATTCGCCCTTGATCTGCGGCGAGAGCATCGCCTTGACGATCTTCTCGATGACTTTTGGCTTGTCGGTGAACTTGGTGAACCGGTCCAGCGGGAAGTGCATCCAGGCGTCCTTGTGAACGCCCTTCTCGTCGTACTCGGGCTTGTCCATGCCCATCGATCCGGCGACGCTCTTGACGATGTCGGCGGCCTTCTTCGCGTTCGCCTTGAGCGTCTTCGCGTCCTCCTTCCGCTCTATCGGCGTGGTGAGCGTTTCCTGCGGCGGCTTGCCGTAGCCCCGGCTGCGCTCGCGGCCGTAGTTCTTGTAGTTGGTGTTGGCCGCCGCGAACTCGGCGCGGAGGGCCTTCGCCACTTCGACCGAGTCCTCGAACTTCTTTTCGAGCTTGTCCAGGTCGATGAGCATCTTCCGCTCGGTCATGGCCGTGACGCGGTCGTATTCGAGCCAGTATTCCGGCTTCTCCCATTCCTTGAGTTCCTTGCCCTTCTTCCCGGCCTTCGACGCCGGTTTTGCCTTCGTCGCGGCCTTCGGTTTCGCCTTTGCCATCGGTCCGATCCTCCCGTTCGAATCGCGGTCGCCGCCGGGGAGTCCGGCGGGCGAATTTGCGATCCTAAAGATTGCGATTCATAATAGGCGGGGTATTACGATTGTCAATCAATCGCCGTTCCGCTGCCGGAAGTGCTTCCGCATGTTGTCGTGGATCTCCTCGACGGCCTTCCGCGCGACGTCCCGCACGCGGTTGATGTTGGCCGTGCTCGAAACCGTGTTGAGGGCCTTGTACGCCTCGATCACTTCCTTTTGCGTCTCCTTCGAGAGGAAGTTCCAGTGGTAGCCGCAGGCCACGTTGCCGAGGGGCACTTCGGTGTGGCAACCGCCCACCTTGCAGTTCGTGGACGTGCCGGCCATGCGCTTCGGCTTGATGATGCTCATCGAGCAGACTCCTTGTAATCCGGGAAAAGACTTCGAAACCGCGAGAGGAACAACTGCTTCGCGACGCGCGGATTCCACGCTTCGATCCTCTCCGGGAGCGTCGTAACCCGTTCCGTGCTGATCCACGGAATCGGCGGGGTTGCCATCAGGTCGCGGCGCTCGGTCGCGAGCATGACGAGGTCGATTTCCTTGACGCAATCCGGCATCGGCCAGGCGAGGCCGAACTTCGCGTTGATGATTTCGGATAGATGATCTTCGATCTCGCGGAAGCCGGCGAGCATGCGCTTGACCGGCCGCGCGACGTCCGGCAAGTACGCCTCGCTCGCGTCGTGCATCAGCGCCTGCCTCGGGTCGCCGGGGCAATGGTACGAGCAGAGCACGGAGTGCTGCGCGACGCTGTAGAAGCTCTTCGTGTGGCCGGTGTAGCGGCACTTCATCGCCAGCGCGTGGGCGATGTCCTCGATGCAGATGTCGGCCGGGTCGGGATTCAGGGGCCAGAACTGTTTGCCGGTGAAAGTTTGAATCCACGTCCGGCTACAGCGGGGCGGCAGTTCTCTCGTCACGGGTTTTCCTTTCCGCAGTCTTGGCAGACCGGCGTTGACTCGGCCGTTCCGCGCTTGATGGTGTCGTGCTTGCAATACTGCTGCAAATGGACCCACTTCTTCTGAATCTCGACCATTGCCTGAGCGTGTCGGCGGTTCTCGTCCTCGGTCTCCCTGCGGAGCTTCAAGGCTCGATCCTCGAACTCCTCGGCAACTCGCATCTCTCCGCTGATCCAGTTCGCCCACCCGCCGCTGCCGGGATCGTAGGGGCAACGCTTGGCGATTCGTTCGAACAGATCGGCCGCGGACCTTTTCATGGTTAACACCCCTCGCAGTCGCAGGTGGATCGTTCGTCATCGACCAATTTCTTGGAATCGCGGAAGTAGTAACCGCAGTTGTTGCAGTAATTCAGGTGCTCACACGGTCCGCTGTAGTCGATGTCTTGGGGGAAGAAATCTTTGCACTTCGAGCACCAGATACAAGGATGATCGTCGTATCCCGGCGAAACCTCGAACGGGTTGCGCGTTTTGCCACCGGAATCAGCCTTCAATAGCTTCGGTTGAGCCAAGAACCGATAGCCTTTTTTTTCGATTTGTGATCGACTCGCAGCAACTTGAACCCATTTATTTCCGCGATTGACAAGCCGAAATATTTTCACATCTTCGGCAAGCCATATGTCGCATATCCAGCCGACGGGACTACTGCAAAAGCAGTATTCGAGTGGATCTCCACCGAAGCCGGAATTGTGGTAGAAGAGAGCGCCCCAATCCTTGCTCCAATTGAAGTCGTATTGCTTGGCTGCGGTCCCGCTCGGCTTGTCACGTCCGGGGACGAACCACGGCTTCTTAGAGTTGTCCCAATGCTCTTCGGTTGTGACCGCGTGCGGCTTCCCGCCCATGTATTCGATCGCAACGATTCGCTCGGGTTTGTCGACGTCGGGACGCCAAATGCCGCGCCGTTTTTCGGAATTTATGATAGCGTTCAAAGTGTCACCTCGATCGCGTTGCGGATGAACCAACTCCCGTCGCCCTTCAAGTGCTCGATGATCCGGGGGAGCACGTTGGCCTTCCAGCTTTGCGCGGTCGACCAGACTTCGGAGTTGATGTCGTACACCGACCCCTGACCGGACTCGCCGGCCGCGTACCCGATCCAGTTGGTTCGCCGGTAGGCCGCGCCGACCGGTACGCCAGGTTCGAGCCACGTCCCGCCGATCTGGACGAAGGCCAAGCCTTAGGCCGGAAGTTGCTGCTTGCCGTCGACGATCGGCGTCTTCCGGTGCATCACCCCGGCCGTGCGGAGCGCGAAGAACATATCCGTCGGGTTGCACCACTGCTGCTTCGGGAACTTCGGGAAGAAGCTCCGGCACTGCATGATGGGCCGGCCGACGACGGCGGCGAACGCGGCGGGGCCGCACGTCGCCTTCCAGGCGGTGTAGGCTTTTGCGATGTCGCTCGGGGCAAACAGCTTCATGATCGTGATCCGCCCATCAGGTTCGGGAACAGCGCGTCGACGATCTTGACGAGGTCGCTTTCGTAGGTCCAGAGAATCGCGTCGGGAACGGTGTAGCCGCCTTCGGATTCCCAACCGTTGACCGTCCGCGTCAGCAGCACGATCCGGTCGACCATCGGCTCGCGGAGTTTGTTCAGGTCGCGTTCTCGAACGATCATCACCAGGCGTTCGCCGATCGCGCAGACCGGATCGCACTCGTCCGGCGTCATCCAGCGGGCCATGCTATTTTCCTTTCTGCGCTTGCTCGCGCGCGGCTTCGAGGAACGCTGCGTTCAACTTCGGAGAGGTCGGCGGGCGAACCTCGGCCACGGTCTCGGTCGGGAATGCCTTCGCCGACAACTCGCCCGGTTTCAACGGCTCGGCCTCGGCATTCGCCTTTTCCATCAACAGTCGCCGTTCGGTCTGCTCGGCGTCGGCCTTCACCCACTTCAACCGGGCTTCCACCCTGCTCGCCAGGATCGCGGTGACGTCGCCGGGAAACTTCGCCGAGGCTCGAACTGCGGGGGCCATCATCGAATAGATGATGTCCCGCGCGTCCTTGATCGTCAGGTGATGCAGGTCGACCCACATCCGAATCAGGCCGGCGATTTCGAGCGGCGATGCGTGCAGGCTCGAATAGCAGACCCAAAGACGCCAGACGTCGTGCCGGAGCGCGAACGGGGCGATGTTCACCGGCTTCAACTCGACTTCGCCGCGGTGCTTCTCGTCGTGGTCCAAGGCGCCGGCCTCGGCCTTCGGGTCGATGATCGCGCTGGACGGGTATTCAGAAGCCACTTTCGCCTCCTCCGCTCGTGGGTGCCATCCTTTTCGCGTACTGGTCGAACGCCTCGCCCTTCGTCGTCGGCCGGCCGTTCTTCGAAACGGGGACGTCGGCCGGCACCTTCTCGGGGAACAGACCTTGCCACCCGTTGCGGATGGAAGCCTCGATCGCCGCGACCGCGACGGACGATCCGAACGCGGCCAGGCGTTTCAACTGCGTCCTCGCGCCGCGGTCTGTGTACGGCTTGATGCGCTTGTCCTTCCGCTCGGACAGCCATTCCGCCCAGGCGACGCGGAACGCTTCGGTGTCGAGTTCCGGCGGAAAGGGGGTAAGGGGGTTTTCTTCTGTCTTTACCTTTGAAGACGAAGAAGAAGACGAAGAAGAAGAGTTCGCATTTGGTTCAGGTTTGGTTCGAACCAAAGGCGAACCATTTTCGAACGGTGGTTCGTTTCCGTTTTGCTTGTCATTACTCGATTTGCGCCGTGACTCGCCGGATTTACGTCCGGCCGACGCGCTCTTTTCCCGCCATTCGACCCGTTCCGACCACAGTTCGAGGAGCCGTTTGTTGGTCAAGTAGCCCGGTTTGGACGGGTGCGCAACGAAGCAATCGCGAACCAAACGCGAACCATTTGTGAACCAACCTTCGGCCAGACCGGAGAGCCGCGCGAGGGCCTGTTCCTCGTCGGGGATCGCCGCCTCTTGGCTCGCCCAACAGTAGCAAAGGAGGCGCAAGTACGCCCCCTGTTGCTCAAGGGTCATGCAGGCCGTCCGTGGCGAGCTGAGCCAGTCGTTGACGTAGAACGGCATGGCAGGGTCTTTTGCCATCGTTTCCTCGGGAGCGTTGGGCACGGCCGACTCCGCGGCGGGTGGGGACAGATCCGGCGATTACTGCGGCGGGGCCTCGCGGCCGATCTCTTCGAGGTAGAGAACGACGGCCTTCTTGCCGGATTCGAGCGACTTGTCGTTGAAGCGAGCGATCGGCGCGTTCTCCGCGACTCCCGCGCCGCGACGCGCGATGGCAACGATGGAGCCGGCGACGTGCTTGGGATCTTTCTTGACGAGGTCCGCTTCGATGCTATCCAGCAGCTTGGAGAAATCGACTGACCCATCGCAGGCCGAGACGGACTTGGCCGCGCCCTTGAGGTAGTCGGCGAACGAAGGCACGACTTCGCCATCGGCCTCGATAACTTCGCCCTGACCGGCCGACTTCGAATTGTCCATCCGCCGGCGAAGGTCGCCGCTCGTGCCAGCGCCCGCATTCTTCGATTCGCCGCCGTCCGTCTCGTCGTCCGTGCCAATCAACAGCGGTACGGACTCCTGAGTCGGGAGTAGCTCGCCCCGCTCGCTCGCCTCGTCGACCGCGACGGCTTGGGCGAGCGCCTGAAACTCGACCGAAGACGGCAGCAACTTCGAGATGCGGCGGATGATCGTCTTCCACGCCATCCAGTGGAACCCGTTGTAGGGCACGGGGACGCCGTTCTCCGGCTCGTCGATGTCGTACCAGGGCGAGTTGTCCCGGACGCTGGCCGGCGCGTTGCGGGCCATGCAGTAGCGATTGCGGAACGCGATGGCATCTTCGAGCGTGATGACGTCGAAGGTGCTTCCGAATACCGTCTTCACGACGACGTAGTACAGTTCGACCAATCCCCGGTCGCCCCGCGCCTCCTTGTGATCGAGGAACGACCCCGTCCCCCGCTTGTATTCGAATGCGTCCTTCGCCTTCACCAGGCCGGGTTCGATGGACGTGATCTTGCCCGACCGCCAAGCGAGGTCGGCGAGGCCCTTGTAGCCGATGACGAGCGTGGCTTGATCGACGCCGGCCTTCTTCGAGCCGAATGGTAGCAGGTAGGCGTGTCCCTGCTGGCCGCCGATTTCGAGGCCGAGGCGGGACGCTTCGAGGCACGCGCCGAAGAGGCTGATCGGCGAGCAGCCCATCAACTTCGGCGTCTTCTGACAGGTGAGGATGAGCGCCCGGACCATCTTCGCGCCTTGCCCCTGCATGAGTTTGGGCAGCGACTTGTTGATCTGGTCGACGAGCATCGAGCCGAGCTTTTCGAGGCCGTTCTTGTCGGTGGGCTTTTCCCAATCAACTTTGGCGACGGCCTTCGTCTGAGTCGCGGGTGCGGTGGCCATGTTATTTTTCTTCCTTCTTGGTGAAACGGAGTGAGAGGACGTTGTTCTTGTTGACGCTTCGACGGATTTTCCAGTCGCCGCAGCGGGCGACTTCCACGGTTCCCATTGCCTGTTGAATCGAGAGCTTCAACGGCTCAATCGCGGCTTCGGCCTCCTTCGCGATGTCCTTCAACCTCTGGAGTTCGTCCAGCGGCTCGCGCCATTCCTCGCCGAGCAATACCGCCTTGTCGCGCTGGACGATCCGCCGGAGGTATTCGTCCTTGAACTGATCCTCCCATTGGGGACCGGGCGGGCGGCGGGCCTCAACCATACCCCAAAACCGCTTCTCGATCGACGTCAGCCACTCGAAGAAATCCGGGTCGAAGTTGATCCGGTAAATCCTGAGCTTCCAGTTCGTCAATTCGAACGCGGCGATGTCCATGTGGTCGCACCCGCCGCGGACGCCCATCTGGTGCTGTCCCTGCGTCCAATACTTCTCGGGGACGTAGGACGTGAACGGCTCGCCCCACTCGTCGTTCCAGAAGAGCACCGTCTTGATCTCGGTGTACCGCTCGTCGAGGCCGATGAAGTCCGGGTTCGAAATCTGCCAGGGGTTTTCCTTCGAGGTCACGAACCCGGCCGGCCGGAGTTCGGTTCCCATTTCCTCGGCGTATTTCTTGGCGACGATCGGTTCGAGGTCGATCCCCCGTTGCAAGAAGCCCTCGATTCGGTTGACCGGGTCCGGGTCGATCTTCGAGTTGTAGACGTCCAACGCGCTCTGGTAGCCGATGCCGATGATGCTGGCCGCGTCCGAACTCCCGATTCCCTTCTGGCGCTGCCGGAGCCAGTCTTTGCGTTCCGCTTCATTCACGGTGACACCGCCTTTTCTTTCATCCAGGATTCGAGCAGGCCGCGTTCCTCTTCTTTCACGCTGTACAGTCCGTCCGTGCAGGGCAATCCTTCGACCACCTGCGCGTAGCAGGCATAGGCCGTGAGGCAGACTTCCCCACACAGTCCGTAGCGGTTGGCAAGGTGCCGGACGAGTCGCAAGGCCAACTCGGGAAGTTGCCCCTGCGGAGTCACCATCATTTGTTGGGCGCGGGCAACCGCGTCGGGTTTCGGCAGGGTTTCGACCGGCTCGGCGAATGCGTCGTCGAACGCGCCGAGGACGGCGTTGACGTGGTCGTTGTCGAAATCCTGAAACTGATCCCGGTTGTGCAAGGCGGCATCGCGGAACTTGATTATCGCGGATTCAAGGTAAACGATGCGCTTGATGGCCTTCTTGAGATTGTCGCTGTCGGGTTCACCGTTGAGTAGCCGGTCGATGAATTCCGGTGCCGGGTGGAGGATCTCCGGCGGCATCTTGCCCAGGCCCGGTTGGTGGCCGGCGTTGCAAGCCTTGCAGATGTTGAGGGCCTCTTGGAGCGTGTACCGCCCGGCCGAGTTGCCCGATTTGTAATAGCCCTTGCGATCCGGTCCCCACCAACCGAAATGCTCGGTGGACCAGACGAGCCAGTCTTTCCCGTTCATGATTCGCGCCCCTCGTCTTGCGAAAGGTGAATCTCGTCCCGGATGTCGCGGCCGCACGCGCGGCAGCGGTCGGGGTTTTCCGAACCGGCGATGTGACTGTGCCGCGGCCGAGCGTACTCGAATACCGCGATGATGGTTTCGTTCAGGTTGTCGAAGTCCACCATGACGCGGTGGATCTGGAACGAGTGGAGCTTGTAACCGCGCTGGCGGTTCACTTCGATGACGTTCTCGAAGAGCGTGTTGATGGTGTCGCCCAACGTGACCGGCTGCATCGGCTCGCCCGGCTTCGGTCGACACCAGTTTTTCGAGATTTCGGCGACGATCATCTTGGCCACGGTTCACCATTCCTTTGAGTGGAGTTGTTCGCCCGTCAAGTTCTACAACCGGCATTCGCCTATGACAATCGTAAATTTATGTAAAAAGCAATTTCGATTGCGGAAACGAAAAAACCCCCGGCAACGAGCCGGGGGCCATATCCCTTATCCGAGGTTCGACTTTGCCCTCCTTTGCACTAGGGTTTGGAGGATTTCTTCGCCGCCTCGCAGGCCGCGCACGGCGCGGCCGACCGCCCGACGGTCAACGGGACCGCCAGGACCGCCGCCGGCATGGCCCGCGCCCGGCCGGCGAACTTCGATGTCTCGACGTGCGACGTCGTCGTCTTGGTCGTGACGACGGTCTCGGCGTGCGAGTGGTAGGCGGGGGCGGCCGCGAACAGGCCGAATCCGAACCGGCTGTTCGCCCGCTTCTCCTGCCGACTCTCTTGGCGTTGCTGCTGCCGCTCGGCCGCGTTCGCGAACAGTCCGTCGCACGCGCCCGACACGGCCGGGAAGCCCGCCATCAACACCGCCACGAGTACCAGATTCCGCAACATGGATCGCCCTCCTAATCGAATCCGGCCGGACAACCGCGCCCGGCCCGTCACTTCGTTTTACTGCCCGCCCCGCCAACGAATTTGAAAAAAGCCCGGCGGATCGCTATAGTTCTCGTGGGGTCAACCATTTAGGAAACGAAACTATGCCAACTCGAAAGCCACCCGCGAAGAAATCCGAGAAGAGGCCGAACAAAACCTACGCGGCGCTTATCAAGATCATGAAGGCCAGCGGCATGAACGGGATGGACTACCACCGCAAGACCGGAATCCACCAGTCCACCATCAGCCAGGCGTTGAACGGCCACCGCTGCCGTCCGTCCGCCGAGTTCTTCGCCAGCATCGCGAAGGCCAGCGGCATCACGGCCGAGGAGTTCGGCAAGCTGATGTACAAGTGCGTTTGACGCGACCATCGGGGCGTAGTTCTAATTGGCAGAACGCGAGATTTGGGATCTTGAGGTTGCCGGTTCGAATCCGGCCGCCCCGACTCTACCGGAGTCCGATATTGGTTTCGCGGAACGCGACTGTGAATCGCGGCCTTGCGGGTTCGATTCCCGTCCGGTAGCCTCCGGCAATGACGCCGGGAAGGAGTTCAGCGAATGAAACGATTTCTCTTGGCGGCCGCAATCGTGGCCCTCGCCGCGATCGACACCCAGGCCCGCGACCGCCGCCGGCCGATCTTGCGGACGGTCCAGGCGACGGCAACTGCGACCCGCGGCGCGGTGTCGATCGTGGCCGGCAGCTTCGGGGCGATGGCGAAGAGCCTCCAACAGGCTAGCCAGGGCCGCATGGCCCACGTCGGCGTTCTCCAAGCCGGCACCTACGAGGGTGTCGGCTTCTCGTCGTCCTCGCCCGAACAGGCGCTCGCCGCGTGCTGCTACTCGAACAGCGGCCTACGGGTTATCGACCAGGCCGTCGTGCCCGGACCCGGCGGATGGTACGCGACGAAGATCTATTCCCGCTGACGCGACGCGCGGCCTATACGGATTCGAAAGATTTACGGTTGACATATCCGCAGGCCGGCGTTAGAAAGGTGTGGCGGGCCGAATGGCGACGGTTACCTTTGTAAATCTCCGTCGTCAACAACCTTGTCCGCAAATTTGAAATCTCGGGGAAGGGGCGAATGGTCGCCGCGATTGTCCGAACTTGCCTCACCGGGCCGATGGACGTCGCAATCGAGTTCGATTCTTGAATTCCCCGCTTGGTTGGCCGAATGGTTAGGGTTCTCAGCCAAAAGAACGCCCTAGCCAAAAAACTTGCCAGCCATTTTTCGGCCCGGTCGATCTCCTTGGAGGTCGGCCGGGCTTTTTTTGTGCCCGTCACAGAGGGAACGTACATGCGAATCGCCGAACACGTCTCGCCGAAGGCCACCCCGCAGACGGAGCCGATCCCGCACAAGCCGATGGTCCAGAACTCGGCCGGCGGCTACTCGTTCGCCGTGGACGATTGGGCGCGGCTCGATCGCTTCCTCGTCCTCGGCAGCGACGGGGGCACCTACTACGCGACCGAGCGGGCCTTGACCGTCGAGAACGCGAAGTCCGTCGTCGCGTGCGCCAAGGCCGACGCCGCCGAAGCGGTTCGCAGGATCGTCGCCGTCTCGGATGCCGGCCGCGCCCCGAAGAACGACTACGCGGTATTCGCGCTCGCCCTCGTCGCGGCCCACGCGGACGGGCCGGGGAAGTCCGCGGCATACTCGGCCGTGCCGAAGGTCTGCCGCATCGGGACGCACCTGTTCCAGTTCGCGTCGGCCTCGAACGCGCTTCGCGGTTGGGGCAAGGGCCTCCGCGCGGCCATCGGGAACTGGTACGCATCGCAGGAGCCGAAGAACTTCGCTTTCCAGGCGATGAAGTACCAGCAGCGGGACGGGTGGAGCCACCGCGACTTGCTCCGGCTATCGCACCAGAAGTTCGAGAACGCGGATTCGAACGCCGTCGCGCGCTGGGCGGTGAAGGGGTGGGAATCCGTCGGCGAGCAGCCGCACGAGAACCCTAACCTCGCGCCAATTTGGGCCTTCGAGCGGGCGAAGCTAACCGAATCGGTCCCGGAAATCGTGAAGCTCATTTCCGAATACCGGTTGCCGCGCGAGTGCGTCCCGACGAAGTTCCTGACCGAGCCGGCGGTGTGGGAAGCGCTCCTCGATCACATGAACATGACGGCGCTCATCCGCAACTTGGCCACGATGACGAAAGTCGGACTGGTCAAGCCCATGTCGAACGCGCTCGTCCAGGTCGTCGGGAAACTCGGCGACATCGACGGAATCAAGAAGGCCCGCGTCCACCCGCTCGCGCTGTTGGTCGCCCTCGTGACCTACGCCTCGGGCCGCAGCGTCCGGGGCAGCGCCGAATGGAAGCCGGTCCAGCAGGTTTCGGACGCGCTCGACCGCGCGTTCTACCGCTCCTTCGAGGCCGTGGAGCCGACCGGCAAGCGGTTCCTGCTCGGGGTGGACGTCTCCGGCTCGATGGGAAGCAACGAAATCGCTGGCATGGCCGGGATGACGCCGAGGGTCGCCGCCGCCGCGATGGCGCTCGTGACGGCCTCCACCGAGAAGCTGTATCACGTCATGGGCTTCTCGAACCAGTTCGTCCCGCTAAACGTCAGCCCGCAGATGCGCATGGACACGGTCGTGCAGAACATCAGCGGACTCCCGTTCCAGGCGACCGATTGCGGCCTGCCGATGGTCTACGCGATGCAGAACAAGATCCCGGTCGATACCTTCATCGTTTACACCGACAACGAGACCTACGCCGGTCCGATTCACCCGAAGCAGGCGATCGACCGCTACCGCCAGGCGACCGGCATTCCGGCGAAGCTCGTCGTCGTGGGCATGGCCTCGAACGGCTTCACGATCGCAGACCCGTCGGACGCCGGTATGATGGACGTCGTCGGCTTCGACACCGCAGCGCCGGCTGTCATCGCCGACTTCTCCTGCTGAAAAAGCTGCCCGTCGACTATTGGATAAGTCGCCGGGCGGCCTTCTCAAAGGAATCCATCATGGAAATTCGATACGGCGATCAGGTTATTCCCAAGCGGGCATTTGTCGAGTTCCTGAGCGATTCTGGCCGTGAAGCGTCCTATTTCACGGACGGCACGAACTGGAACACGGAGCCGGGCGACATCGTCGGCAACCTGCTCGCGCTCCGGGAGAAGTGGAAATCGCAAACCGGTCGACCGTCCATGCCGAAGGCGGATGCCGAGTCCCTCGTCGAGAGGATCGAAGGCATGATCGCCGCCGGAAAGGTCGATCGTCAGCAGGCCGAGGAAGCCATCGCCGCCATCCGCCGGGACGCCGGCCTTCTCCCTCTGCCCATCGTCGTTTCAGAGGCCGAGAAGATGGCCATGATCCGCGACGGCGTCTTGCAAGAGTTTTTCGGCCAGACGAGCCGCTTGCACTGCTTGCCGCTGGTTGTTCTCAATTCTCCGGTCGATCAGTCCGAAGCTATTCCAGTTGTGGTTGATCGAAAGAAGTAATCGCAATGGTCGAAATCCTCGACGGACCGGCCGAAGGCGAATCCCTGAGCCTCCGGCGGTCCCCGCTCTTCCTCCGCGTCGTTCGGTCCCGAACCGGCCATTGGGACGGGCTCGACCAACTCGACGACCAGCCGAAGGCCACGGAGACGATCTTCGTCTACCTGCGGCACACCCAGGACACGCCGATTCACTTCAAGATGCAGCGACGGAGTGAGAGCGGATGGTACGCCCGGGCTACTTACAAGCTGTTTTCGGTTCAACCGGCCGACTGCGACGCACGGGACAAATTTCGATGGCAGGAGTGGTGCGTCGAACAGGCGAAGAAAAACCCCGGCCAGTGATGGCCGGGTTTCTCTTTGGCACTTCGCCGGCTTCACGGCGTCGGCTTGCGGCGATCGCGGATGAACTTCGCGAGGTTGATGAACAGCGTGATGATCGCCACTGCTTCCGGGATGAACTCGACCGGCTGGCTCGGCGCGGCCGCTCGCGGCGCGATGGCCTGTTCGAAGCTCACCACGGCGTCATTGCAGGCCGCGAGCGGATCCCCCGTTGAGCTGAACAGCATCACCGGCACGCGGATCGACGGGTTCGACGGCTGGACGCTCGGATCGGCCGCGACCGGGAAGAAGGCTGCTATCAGTTTCAGGACGTCGCCGGCCTCGCCGAGGATGCGGCCCCAATTCCCGGACTGGAACGCCAGGTAGAGTTCGAAGAACTGCATCAAGTCGATCTTGATGCCGGTCTGCTGAACGATCCATTTCAAGACCGTTTCGAGGGCCGTCGCGTCGCCGGCAGCGAGCGCGTCCTTGATCTCCTGCAACTTCGCCAAGATCGCGGCTTTGACCTTGCCGAGGATCAGGTCTTGAATGAACCCGCCGACGACGGGTTGAACGGAATTCGACATGGAGACTCCTAAAGGGGTTTGGAGATTCGGATGTCGGCCGACGATGCGGCCGGCGCTGCTTGAACGATTTCCTTCGCCGCCTGCGTCACTTCCGCGGCGGCCTGCTTCACTTCGGTTACGGCCTGCTTCACTTCGACGGCCTTTGTCGCGGTCTCGACCGCGTCGACGCGGAAGGTTTCGAGCGCGACGTCCTGCTTGTCGAGACGCTCGACGATGACGGCCTTGTTCGCGTTGCTCGTGCGACGCTGCCAAACTTGAAGGACGCCGATGACGACCACGCCGACGGCGGCGACGAACTTCGAAGCCTCTTCGAGGAACCGGACCGCGCCGTTCCAGAATTCGCCCCAATCCATGATTTACCTCCACCATCGCTTCGAGGTTGCCGGAGCCGCGTTCGGACACTTGCCGTCCGGACACGATTGAGCCGACGGGAAAAACGATTGGAGCGGAATGAAGCTCGGTTCCTTCGCCGGCGGTGCTTTCACCGTCTGGCCGGCCTCGGCGATCCGTGTCCACGGGTAGGCGAGGCCGGCGTGAGGCGCCGCCTTGCCGAGGTTGTCGTTTCCGTGGATGAGCGTCGTGCCGTCCGGGTACCGGTGGGCGTGGTGGCCGGCCGGAACCACGGCGGTTCCCGAGTTGGTCGCCGACTTCACCGGCTGTTCCGGCGTTATTTTCGATCCGCCGGAGTTATCGAGCGGGATGTACGAGGGTTCCCCGGTCGCGTCCGGGAAACACCAGAAAACCCCCGACTTGTGGCCGTCGAACAATTCCAGGCGAACCGCGTCCTTCGCGTCCTTCGGGGCGTCGTGGCCGACATAGATCCTGACGGACTTGCCCGACTTCACCGCTTGCAAGACGTCCGCGTAGTCCGTCTTCAACAGAGGAGCCTGCGGCAGTTGAACGGAATTCGCCTCTCGCAGGGGCGGTGCCTGCGGAGGCGTCGAGGAGACCAAGGCCAACATTAGCAGCGTCGTCATGGTCCAACTCCAATGAAGGTCTATGTAGCGGATATACCTTCGACGTAAGTCGAGCACTTCGAGCCAGTTTACGTCAAGCGGCCATGCTGTTGACGACCGACACCGAGCCGTCCGACTTGAAGTATTTGCCGCGCAGGACAACGAGGCCGCGACGGCCCCATCCCCTCCACGAGTTCAAGTCGAGCCAGCCATACGAACCCTTCTCGATCCGAACGAGGCGAAGGCCGCAGGTGGAGTGCGACCAGATGTTCCGGTCCGTGGGCACCGGGCAGTTATTGAACATACAGGTCCACCGCTGCGAGTCCTTGAGCTGTTGCGAGTAGGCCGGCTTGCCGAGGTCGTACCAGTCGTCCGTGACGATGTACTTGGCCATCGAAGCCTTAACGTCCGGGTCGTTGAAGAGCGAGTTCTTTCGCGAATGCACCGGCCATTGCCCCTCGCCGTTGCCCTCCTCCGCACAACCGATTTCGCGATACTTCGCCAGCGACAGGCCGCACCATCCGCCTTCGTCGCGACCGCCCTTGATGATCGACGCCACCGAGTGCGGATTCAAACGGACGAAGGGCAGGTGCAGCGCGAGGCGGCGCATCATCAGCGCGGAACCGGTGCTGTAGCTCCAACAGTAGCCGTGGCCGTTTTGGTCCAGGCACGGCCCGGTCCACTCGCGCAGGTACAAGTGCTCCAAGCTCGACTCGGTCCGCTCCTGCTCGTCATAGAGCGCGTCCAACTCGGATTCCGAGTAGACCTTCATTCCCGACGGCGCGGCCATCATGTCGGGAACGTATTGGTCGGTTTCGTGCCCCATCCGCACGGGGGTAATTTCTCCGTCGAGGAACAAGTCGTCGATCTTGACGTGCTCGTCGAGGATCGGGATGCCGTCGATGGCTCCGGCGTACTGGCCGCGCAGCATCGTTGTTGCCGTGCTGCGGTAGATTTCGGGCTTTGCCACGTCAATTACCTCCCAGGTGCTTTTTGATGAGGGAAACCGCTTCCGTCTCGTTCGCTGGAAGCGGACCGCTGTATCCGGTCGTGCCGTTGCCGAGCATGATCCAGTCCGAACCGCCCTTCTTCGCGAACGCATTCTTGAACACTGGTCGGGCGAGCGAAACGTCGGAGTTGGCCGGGTAGATTCGCCACTCCTTCATCACCTTGCCGGATCCGTCCTTCTCGTTTGCCGGGCCTTCCACGCACCGCTCGTTCAAGAGGTCGCGGACAGCCTTGCCGAACAGGATCGAATTTTGGGCGATCGGCCGGGTCGTGTTAGCGGTGTCGTAAATGATGAGGCAGCGGTTGCCGGCTTCGGCGAATGGGCTTGTCCCGTCTGGCTTGACGTCGGGGCCGTCCGGTTTCGGCTTTGGGCCAGGCGGCGGTGCCGGCCCGTTCACTTCGACCATGTACCGCTGGATCTTCGAAGCCTCCATCACGCCCTTCGGCACGATGGCCAACTCGGTATCGCCCTTTGCTCCATCGACCGCTTCGATCTGGTAGACGAACTTACCCTTGAAAACCCGTGGCTCGATGCCGTTCGAATCGACGAATTCGGCCTTAATCTTGATCGGCCCCTCTTCGACGGTGTACTTGAGCATTCCCGGCGGAAAGGACAGCGGAAAGACTTCGACATCCGAGTCGATGATGAAATACTGCTTGCCGTTCAGTTTGTACTTCGAACCGGCTTCGAACGAGGGCGTGACAATGACCTTCGCCGGTTCGAGCTTCGGCAGGCGGATCGTCGGTGGTGTAACCGGAACGGGATTCGTGATTGGGTCGGCGGCAAACGACTGGACCGACAGGAAGAGCGCGAGAAGCAGGGTTCGCATGGGTGGCTCGTTGGGGTAAAAAGTGGGCGGTGGGATATTCGCTTTCTAATACCCCACCGCCACTTTGTAAATGATCCACCGCGTTTTGTCAAACCTTCACGGAGGCCGCCGCCATGCCCTCCTTGAAGATCTCGGCCCCGAGCCGGACGAGTTCGGCCGCGCTCGAGCCGCCCGGCCCGCAGCCGCACGGAACCCGAACCGCCGCGCCGAGGATCGCGCTCCGTCCCTCGATCGACGCGAACCCGCCGAGTTCCGAGGCGTCGATCCAGTCCGGGGTGCCGTAGCCTTCCCCGCTCGGATCGCAGACAACTCCGTAGAGTAGCGTTTTGCCCGGCACGCACGCGCCGGCCGGCGGATTAATCACATTGGCGGGAACCGGTACCATCGTGGGGTCTCCATGAACAGGAAATGGACCTTCGGAACGGGGATCATTCTAGCCGCGATTGCGGCCTCCGCGCTGTTCGGCTTCCGGGCCAGGCCCCCGGCCGCCCCGCCATCCACGTTCAGCGTCATCGACGTGCCCCGCATGGCCTACCGGGGCGAGCTGATCGGCCGGCGAATCCGGGTCGTGCTCCGCTTCCCCCTGCACTTCTCGGACGACCGATCGACCGCAACCTATTCGCCATCGGTGAACGGCACGGCCTCGAAGACGGTCGAATTTCACTTTCGCAACGCGGTGAACTATTCCCCCGACGTCGTCGAGGGAACGGTCCAGGAACTCCGGCTCGACGCGATCGACCGAATCAACCGCGTCCCCGGCATCGCCGTCATGGTCGATTGCGTTCCCGACTGAGTTCGAGCCGCAGTTCCCGAATCTCGGCGGTCGCCGCGGCGAGCTTGAGGTTCAGTTCCTCTTGATGGCCGATCATCTGCTCGTGCTTCTGGTTGCTCTGCTGGCGGTTCACGCACCCGCCGAAGATCGAGGCGACGAGCGTGATGGTCGTCAAAAACAGATAGGCCCGCCATTGCGGCGGGCCTTGTTCGTTGGTCGGGGGCGCTTCCGTCATGGTCAAGTATCCTTCGGCTTCTCGGCCGGCTTCACGTTGTCAAACGATTCGGGCAAATGCTTTTCGGGGATGCGGGTCGCAATCCGCTCCTCCGGGGTCAACGGCTTGGGTGCCGGCATCGGCGGTTGCTCCGTCGTCGCCGGCCACCCGCGAAACTGACAATACCGCTTCCAGATCCAACTCAGCAGCGACGCTTGGAAGTTCGCGTCGTCGCGCGCCCGCGTGAACAGGTTGCCGATTCCCGCGAGCACGACGTAGCCGCCGGCACCGGCGAGGACGATGATTGCGGCGGTGAAGCCCGGTCCGCTGCCGATGCTGAACAGCGAGCCGGACATCGTCACCGCCGCGCACCCGATGATTCCGGCGGCCATCATCCGGGCCAGCACGATCGGGATTCCCGTCGTCCAACTTCCGCCCGGCTTCGTCGGCCACTTCAAGCAACACGAGACGAAGGCCACGAACGTCGCGAGAACCGACACGACGAACATCTTCGCCCAATTCTCGCGAATCCAAGCCAACGTCGCGTCGTCGTTCGAAACCTGAGCTATCAGGAAGATCGTCCCCCCGATCGCGAACTCGTGGGTCTGGTTGGAGTGCATGGCGATCCTCCATGAACGGTATTGCGAAATGGCGAAAAAAGCGGACATTTTTGTTCCAGAAATTCGAGTCCCGGAATTGAACGAATTCTATTCTCCGGCGGCGAGACGCACAACCGCCGGGACCGCATCAGACCCGGCCGCGAACGTGAACCAGATCCACGAGCGCGTCGAGCACGGGGTACTTGTTGCCCGCGTCGATCCGCCAGACGCCGAGCCGCACCTTGTTGATGTTCGTGAGGAACAGTTCCGATTCGGCCTTCGTCACCGGCACGCGGATCTTGCCGGCTGCGTTGACCGTCGGCGTCACGGCCGGGTGCGCCCAATACGTTTCGGTCGCGTCGTCCGGCCCGAACCGCCCTTGCAGCGTGTAGCTGGCGACGTCGGCCGGGAGCGATCCGTACTTCGGGTCGAAGTCGAATTCGAGTTCCTGATCCGCGCCCCAATAGAGCACCTGACGCGGCAGCACGTTTTCGATGGACATGACTCAGTGCCACTTTCTGAGGATGTTGGACCAGGCGTACCAGGCCGAGGCGACCGGGGCGGCCGGTGCGAACCACCCTGACTGAATAGGGAGTCGATCGGTCTACGTCGAACGCGGGACCGACGGCAGCAACCAGACGGACACCGGGTTCCCGGCGAGCGACCACGTCCCCGAGACGACGTAATCGGGGACGAACAGCGGTATGAGAGCGTGCAACTCGGCCGGGCCAGCGACCAGCGAGACGGCCGCCGTTCGAACCGAACCGGAGAAAATCGCCGAGGCCGCGAGGGAAGCGCCGCCCGAGACGAGGACAACCGCCGCGGTAAACGACACGTTCGAGGTCGTCACCGCCGCCGCGAGCACGGCCGGCGGTGCGGCCAGCGCGACGGAGGCCGAGTAGACGGGCTTGGCGAAGCTCGCGATCGACGCCAGGCTCGCGGGACCGGCCGCCAGCGCCGCCGAGGCGGTGTAGGCCGGCTTGTTGAAATCCACCAACGCGGCGAACGTGGCCGGGCCGACGGTGAGGGTCGCGACCGCCGCGTAAGTCGGCTTGGCGAACGTTGCGGCCGCGCTCAGGGTCGCCCCGGCCGCGTTCAGGGACACCGCCGCCGAGTACACCGGCTTCGAGAACGTGGCGGCCGCCGCCAGCGCCGCCGGGCCGCAGGTGAACGAGGCCGCAGCGGTGAACGATGGCTTCGTAAACGTGCTGGACGCCGCGAGGACGGCGGGGGCGGCCGCGAGCGAGGCGACCGCGCTGTACGTCGGCTTCGTGAAGGTCGCGGACGCGGCGAAGGCGATCGACCCGGCGGCGAACGTCGCCGAGGCCGTGTACGAGGGCTTGGTGAACTTCGAGGTCGCGGCCAGCGCCGCGTGGCCGGCCAGGAGCGCGGCCGATGACGTGTAGCTCGGTTTCGTGAACGTCGCCGAGGCCGCGAGAGCCGCCTTGCCCGCCGTGAGTCCGACGGTTGCCGTGAAAACGGTGTTGGGCGCCTTCGTCGATCGCTTCGGCGGGTGAGGAGTGACGAACGCAAAAGGCGACCGCGCCCAAGCCTCCATCTGCCCCCAGGAGAGCGAGCCGTGCAGCACGGCGGCCATGTACACCGGGCCGCACCACTGGCGGGAAGTATCGAACGAATCGACCCCGATGTACCAATCGCTGATGGTCGGGGTCGACCATGTCTGATTCGTCGAATACCGCTTGCCGTTCATCCAGATTCGGACGTCGCCGTTCGGTGCCTGAGTGCCCGCCAACGCGATGACTTTCTCGCGGTCCGGCGTTAGCTGAGTGTCCTGCGCCCACCCGCCCCATCCCTTCGTCGAAATCGTCAGCGTCGCCGATCCGAACGTCCACATGAGGCCGTTCAGACCGTCGGACCGGGTCATGATGAGACACCGGTTGCTGCTGGTTCCCCCGGCGGTGGGATAGCGGAAGAGGCCGAGGAAGCTGATGCCACGGGAATACACCGTGCGCCGAAGGCCCGTGCAGTTCGCGTAGTTTCCGCTCGTCGTGTTCAGGTCGAGACAGGGGATTCCGTCGGGCGAACCGTTCCACTTCGCCCGGCTGGATTCCGTGGCGTGCATCGTGATCGGAGTAGAGACACCGCTAACCAAATCCGTGATCCGACCGCCGGCCCCCTCGTTGAACAGCCAGCAGGCCGAAACGAGGTTCCCGACCGGGTTCAACCGGTTGATGACCGCCATTCCTCGCGGCGGCTTCGTTCGCCCACCGGCGGGAAGACGCGGCGTAATCATGTAATGGTGTCGGAATCGTAGGTTTGGGCGAGGCAGTGAAAGACGAGGGATTGGCCGCTGTTGTTGACCGGCGTGATTTCGTAGACGTCGCCGCCGGGCAACCAGATCGGAGCGCCGACGTCCGCTTGGTTCGTGACGCGGTCCCCGCTGTTGTGGGTGACGAGAAAGTTCCGATCGGTCGCGATGGTCGCGCTCGTCAGGTCGATAACCTTCACGAACTCGACGCGGTTCGCGCTCGTGTCGTCGGAGTGCAGGCAGGCCCACTGGTCGGCGGCGTAGCCGGTGCCGGAGGCCAGGACGACAGTATTCGTTCCCGACGTCCCGCCGCTGGAAACCGTCGTCGAGTTGGCCGCGACGATCGACGACACGAAATCGAAGGCGGAATTCGGGAACTGGAACGATGCGTTTTGATTGTGCGACCGGCGAATCGCGATGTACCCCGAGCGAGTCAGGGCAGTCGCGGCACGCCGGCCGATCATGGGGTAGAGAAACGCCCCGAACTTCGTCTTCAAGTCGAGCGTTTGAAGGGTGCCGAGCGTGAGTCCCGACGCGAGAACTAACGGCGCGATAACCGTGCTGAAAGTCGGAGAGGTTGGAGTGACCACGTTCGGCATCGGGCGATCCTTACGGCGACGGCGGCAAGAGGTTCCACTGCTGGACGGTCACGTTCGGCGCGACTTGCTGGACCGTCAGCGGGACCGGGACGTAGGGCGACTGGTAGCCGGGCACCGAGGCCGACGCCGTCCGCCAACCGCTGTAGGTGAACTGCGGCCCCATCGTCTGGAGCGAGTTGGCCACGTTCGTCATTTGCTCGTTGACCGCGTTCCGCACGGCCACCGCGCCGGCCGAGACGCCCATCACCATCACGCCGGCGAGCAACGTCCATTCGACGGCGAGGATTGCTCCCGCGTCGTCGTTCCACAGTTTTCGCAGCAATCGGAGCATGGTGACTACCTTCTTCGTTCGCCGGCAAGGGGGAATCAGCGGAGTCGATCGAGCGTTGCCGGTTCCCGCCCGAGGTCGAGTTCCTTCAAGTGCCAGAGCAGGTGGAACGCGGCGTCCCGCAGTTCCTTTTGCTCGGCCGGGATCGTGTCGAACAATCCCTGCATGGCCGCGATCTCGTGCGACCACGGAATCAGTTCGTCGAGTTGCTCGCGGTGCGCGTCTTCGAGCGGGACGAGGTCGTACACCGTCTCCGTTCGAGGCTCGCCGGCCGCGACCCGCCGCAGGAGCTTCAACCGGTCGCCGTCGGTCCGCGTCGAGGCCGGCAGTTCCCACCAGTGGTCGACGGCCACGAGACACGCGAGCATCGAGTCGCGCACCGGACCCGGCGCGGAGGCCGCGAGTTGGCGGTAGCGATCCAACGATTCGTCGGTCAGGACCGGTGCCAGGCACGCGAAGGGGATCGGCTTGCCTTCGAGTTTCGCCGCGGCTGATTCGCTCATTGGTTGTCCCCACCCCGTTAGCTGATCGGCATGGTGTGCGTCGCCGACGAGACGGCGATAATTCCGCCCGCGACGACGACCGAGTTATCGAAGTTGAAATCCCCGCTTCCTTGCCCGCACGTCGCGTCCGAGTGGATCGCGGCCCCGCTCGTCAGCAGCCGCGCGTGGCCGGCGGTCCCGCTGTTGTCCGCGCTCGTGTCCGACGTGATCGCGTTGGCGGTCGCGACCCCCGTCGACGAGGCCCCGAACGCCGTCGAGTTGAACGTCAGCGTGCCGAGGAGCGTGCCCTGCGCGGCGTCGCCGACGTTGGTCGGGACGCTGCCGGTTCGGATCTGGATCGTGCCGGAGTTGAGGAGCGCGACCCCCGCATCGTTCATCGCGTTGCGGGTGGCCGTCGCGAGTCGGTACGAGAGACCGCCAGCGAGCAGGGCGAGGATGAGGACGGCGATGAAGGACATGGCTTTGGCCCACCCAGGTCACCGGGCTTGTGTCAGCCGGCCGGTTTCCCTGAGTCTACCGATTTGGCCACCGTCTCGCCAGCCGCCGGCGGGGATTTCGATTTGACTTCGAGGGGGATCGCGACGAACTTGCCGCACTTCGGATTGCAACCGTTCGACCGGCAGACGACGCCCTCGACCTTGAGGTTGTTGAAGGTCATGCCCGCGTTGCAGACCCGCCAGACGTGCGCGTGGCCGAGTCCGGTGTCCATCCGCTCCTGACCGGTCAGTTCCCGACCCTCGTTCTTGCAGAATGGTTCCATGGCTAAAGCTCCTCGGCGAATAGTACGGTCATGTTGAACATCGCGCCCCAATCGGGATGCCGCCAAATGAGGTCGCGCCATTCGTTTTGCATCTTCTCCAACTCGTTATAGGCCCTCGCCCCGTCGCCCTTCTTGTAATCGGCCTCGGCCTGACGGTAGGCCGCCGAGCCGATCGGCCCCTTCGTCGAGGCGTGGGCCGAACGCTCGAACTTGAAGCTCGCGATCTTCACCTGAGACTGGCCGGCGATCTCCCGGAGCCGGAGCCGGTCGACCCGATCGGCGTAGCTCGAATGGAAGTTGCCGGCGGCGAGCGCCAGCAGGCAGACGGCCGAGACCGCGCAGCCGAATCGAACCGAGAAGGGAGTGCGTTCGTTCATGGTGAGACCCTCGAAAAACCTCATACTTGGATTCGGTAGTTGCCGGGCGGTCCGGGGTTCGCCGACTTGTAGGCGGCCGTCATGTCGCGCTGGCCGCTCAGGTGGAAATCGGAGAAACCCCAGGTGTAAACGTAGAAGACTTCATCCGGTTCATTCGCTCCGATCTTCCGGGGATTGCATTTGAGGTTCATTTTTGCCCAGGAATCCGCCGCCGCGTCGTGGCCGTGCGAAGTGTCCGAGTACCGGCCGAACATGGATGACAGCTTGTAGGCGCTCGCGTGGTGCATGACGCCCTTGCCGTCGAGAACGCGATCTTGGCCGTTCTGGTGGAACCAGACCATGCCGGGATTCCAGTATTCGAATCCTTCCAGGTGCTTCGCGCTCGACTTCATCCGGTGGGGCAACGAACGATCGTCGTCTTCCCACATCATGCCGATTTCCGCGCCGCGGTGCCGCGCGAGGGCGATCATGATGTTGCATTTCACGCCGAGCGACGTCGCCCGCTCGCCCATGTTGACGCACCAAACATTCGGATGGCGGCAGGTCAGGACGTGTCCGGGCGCATCGTTCGCGACGATCAGGATTCGGCGGTCGGCCGGGTAGTCCTGATCCAAGAAGTCCCGGACGGCGTCCTTGATAAGCTCGGGCTGGCGCGACGCGCGGCCGAACGTCGGCATCAGGGCGGCGATCATGGGCGGCGTCATCGGCGGTTCCTTCGATGGGCTTGTTCGGCGACGATGTCGAAGAACTCGACCCGCTTGCCTTCCAGTTGCAACCGCAGGTCGCGGATTTCGACGGCCAGGACGTCGACGCGGCGTTCCAGTTCTTCGTCGGTCTGCGGGGCCGGCTGCGAATAGACGCCGTGGATCGCCGGATCGTAGGACGGCGCGTCGACCCATTCCTTGCCGGTCCAGATGTAGCCGCATTGTCCGGTTGCCGCGCTCATCCGATCAGTTCCTCCAGACTCCCGGTTCGACCCGGCCCGCGATGTTCGAAGCGATGATGCGTTCGGCGTCGTTGATGGACTTGCGAAAATCGTTGACGTCGTCCGCGTCGACGGTCCCCAACTCGACGAAAGCGTTCCAGGCCGCAACCAGATGGTCCAGAACCTTCCGTTCCGCGACCGTGAATCCATGCCCGGTTTCTTCTTGGGTCGGCGTTTCTTCGTCAGCCATGTTTGCCTCCCTGATCCCGCTTCTCGATCCCGCGCTGCTGCAACTTCAGCATCGCGTAATGGACATGGGTTTCCAGCGGTTCCAGGCTGAAATCTTCCCAAGCCCGCTTGGGCGGCATCAGCAGGAATTCGACGACTTCGGTCAGGTCGCCCGACCAAAGGGACACGGTTATCATCGTCGGGGCTTTGGTCGTGTCGATGCTGAACCGGCGGTCCGTGCAACGCGACTTCCAAGTCATCAGCTTTTCGAACACGGCAACCTCACCGGGCGAAGAAGAAATGGTAGATCGCCATGCCCAGCGCGACGGCCAAGACGATCAGGAAGATCAGCAGGAACAGGCAGCGGCGCAGGTCGCGTTCCAACGCGCGGCCGAAGTCGATGAAGGTAACGCGGCTCATTTCAATTCCTTCGCGGCGAAGTTCCGGCAAAGTTCTTGAAGCTCCGGATGCTTGGGGTTGACCCAGCGGTCGTCCCCGACGTCGCAGACCTTGATCTTGTCAGCATACGCGGCCGGGATTTGCTTCGCAAACTTGCCTTCCATGACGACGACGACTTCCGCCCAGCGGCAAAGCGTGTCCATCAGTTCCGGGCCGGCCGTCGACCAGCCGATGCAGACCGCGTCGCGCTCGAATTCTTCCTTCAGAACCCAAGCCATCGCCGCGCTACGACTGTTCCCCCGCAGGCAGACCGCCAGAATCCGCTGCGGGGACATCACTGTTTTTGGACGGGGTTCCCGTCTTCATCCTTTTTCCACGTCCCGATGGGGCATTCCTCGGCCGCCCAACTGGCCTTCTTCTGGACCGGACAGCCGCATTTGCCGCAGACATCGGCGAAGCGCTGCGGGCAGACCAGGCAAAGCTCGATCCGCCGATTGTATTCGCCCTCGGACGTCGGCGCGGCCCCGTTCGCCGCGTGCCGGACGACGGCCCGGAAGAAGCCCAACGCCTGGCGGGCGATGTTCGGCGGCGCGGTCTTGTCCCGGTCGTCGCGGCTGATGACCGTCAGGCCGTTGTTGTTGCGGTCCCGGCGGATCATCGTCCATTCGGGATGTTCGACGAGCCAGCGGCGGATCGCCGGCATCACGCCGGGCTTGTCGCCGTACAGTTCCCCGAAAATCTCGGTGTCGTGGAAGACGATGTAGCGCGAGACCTTCGGCGCGTGCAGGCTCAGTTCCGCGTACACCCGCTCGGCCGTGTGCGGGTCGGTGTCGACGAGGAGCACGTCGCAATCCTCGGCCTCGCCCTTCGTCGTGTCGGCCGCCCGCATTTCGTACCGCGTGCCGGGCAAGTCGCGCGCGACGTACTTCGCGAGCTTCCGGGCCTTCGCCGTGTTGACGAGGTCGTAAGTCACCAGGCTCGCCGGCTTGCCCGCGAGCAGGGCCGTCGTGCTGACGCCGAATCGCGTGCCCAACTCGACGACGCGGGCCGTCGGTCCGACCGTCTCGACGAGCGCCCGCAGCGTGGGCAAATGCTCGTTGATGTCGGACGGCTCGGCGCAGACGCGGGCGAACTCGACTTCGAGCACGTCGCCCTCGGCGAGCGGGGCATCGGCGGCCTTCGCGTTCTCCGCGCACGGCGTGTTCGGTTGGCACGGCGTCTTGGCCGGTCCCGCGAATACCGGGAACGCGACCGGCGGCGGCTGGACGGCCGGCGCGTGCGGGTCGCCGCGGAGCGCGGCTTCGGTCCACGAAGCCGGCACGAGGCCCGTCCCGATGAAGTGTTCCCGCAAGCGAGTCGGATCGAGGCCGAGTTCCGCGTGCCCGAGTTCGTAGTTGCGGTACTTCTGCCAGAGCGTGATGGGGTACTGGACGCCGCCGGGCCGCGCGAAGCGGTGCGACCACAGCATTCCCGAGACGCACCAGACCTTCCGCCCGGCCTTGCGAAACTTCTCGTGGATGTACCATTCCTCGCCGCCGAATCCCGTGAAGCTGGGGTTGAACCCCAGGAACGACGACTTGCGGCACGCGAAGAGGCCCATGCCCTGCGCCGGGATCTCGAACCACTTCGCGACGGGCTTCGGCAATTCCGGCTGGTGCTTCGGCACCTTGTAGACCTGTTGCGTCTCCGGGTGGATACGCTCCTCGAAGTCGGTCGACGTCTCCCAAAGCATCTTGGGGAAGGCGTTGAAATCCCGCTGCCACCGCCCCCACATTTGCGACGGGCGGCGCTCGGTCCGCTTCTCCTTCGTGTTCGGGTCCGTGATCTCGACGTCGTCGATCGGCCAGACGTCTTCGAAGTGGGTCGCCAGTTCGACGAAGTTGTCCATCAGCAGCGGGCCGTGAACCAGATCCTCGCTCTTCGGGTTCGCGTGGTAGAACTCGGCCAGCGATTCGAGAGCGCCGGCCGCGAGCATGATATGGGAGTCCATGCAGACGACGTGTTCGAACCGCGCCTGCTCGAAAACCTGCTGCTTGGCGAGCGCCGGCCCCTTCGGTTCGGGGAACCGGACGTACCGCACGCCCGGGCACTGGTTGCAGAAGTCCCGCGTCGTGCGGCCTTGATCGGAATCGGGGTTGTTGTCGATGACGATAATCTCGGCAATCCGCCGGCTGAAATACAGCCGCAGCGCCTGCAACGTCATCCAGACCCCGTTGAAGTCGTCGTAAACCGGCATACCGACGCTGAAACGCAAACCGGACATGGGGCACTTCTCCATTGGTAAAACGGTCACAATTCACGGCGGATCTTCGCCGCCTCCGGGTTCTTAGGTCACCATTCCGCATCCGATTTGACACAGGATGCTGCTGGCCCACGGACCGAGCCAGCCGCCGGGGTTGTCCGCGTAGAACCCGCACGACAGGCCGGAGCCAGTTCCGGGGCAGTAGTAGCCGGGACCGCTCCCGTCGGCACCGCACCCGCTGCCGGCGCAATTGGCCTCGCTGATGTACGGGCCGGTGCAACCGCCGGGATTACCCGATTCGAAATACTCGTTGCAATTCCCATCGCAACACCACCATTCCGTAACCGGCGCATCGGTCGTGGTCGTGGGCGGCGGTGGCGTCGTCGGCGTGGTAGTCGTCGTCGTGGAAGACGGCGGTGAGGTCGTGGTTGTCGTCGTGGTGGTCGTGCTCGTCGGCGGGGGCGTCGTCGTGCTCGTGCAGGGGCTTGCGTCGCACTCGCCTTCGGTATCGAACGGGCCGGCCAGGACGACGTAGTAGTAGCCGTTCCCGCCGCAGGAATGGTTGTAGGTGTTTCCGACGACCGTCATGGACGGGAACCGCTGGAAGCAGAACGTCGATCCAATTCCGTCCGGCGAGCAGTCCGAGAATCCCCACAGGGTTGTCACGCGAACGCAATACCACTTCATCGCCTCGGTTGTCGTCGTGGTGGTCGTGCTCGTTGTCGTCGTCGTGCTGGTGGTCGTCGTGCTCGTCGTCGTCGAGGTCGTCGTCGTTGGGGGCGGGGTGGTGGTCGTCGTCCGGTCCGTACAAGGCGTCTCGTCGATCGAGCAATCGTTCACGCCGGCATAGACCGGCTCGTAGCAATCGCAATTCCCCTCGCAGTTCTCGGAGCCGAGGAAGATCCATTCGGACGTGAACGCGCTCCAACGGAACCGGCACTTGCCGCTGCAAGTCGGGGTCGTGGTGGTTGTCGTGGGCGGTGGGGGTGTCGTCGGCGTGCAGGGGTTGGGCGCCGCAGTGGTCGTGGTCGGGCAGTTGTCTTCGACCGGGCACCCCGTCACGGCCATGTTTCCGCAGACCGGATTCGCCGGCGGCACGGTGGGCGCTCGGCACGGTCCGCACGTCTTGCAGTCCGGGAAGTTCGTGAAGCAACCGCCGCCGATGTACAGCCAGCCAATTTCCTCGTCGATCCAGACCCAACGGCAGGAGCCGTGGCAGAACTTCGGCGGTGCCGGGGTGGTCGTTGTCGTGGTGCAATCGAACGGCACGTCGTAACAGACGGAACCGCTGCCGGACGGCGGGGGCGGACACCGGCAGTTGCTACCAGGCGTCCCCGCGCAGTTGTTCCGCTTGACGATGAACCCGAATCCGGGGATCCAGGTGTAGACGCACCCCGAGCAGTCCGGCGGGGGCGTCGTGGTCGGGCACGGCGTGGTGGTCGTCAGCGGGTCGGGGGTCGTGCTCGTAGTGGTCGTGCTGGTGGTCGTCGTCGTGAAGGCCGGGCAGGGCGTGGTGGTCGTCGTGGTGCGCGGCCGCTCGCAGTAGGTCTTAATCGTCGCGCACCCGTCGTCCGGTTGGGGGCAGACGGTCGGGTAGGCCGGCACGCAGCCGGGCGAGCAGCAGATTTCCTTGAGCTTCCAGATTCCCAACGCGAAATCGAATTCCCACGACGAGAGGCCGCCGCAGGGTGCCGGCGTCGTGCTCGTGGTAGTCGTGGTCGGGGGCGGGCCGGAATCGCGGATGCCGACGAAGACGCGGCGATCGTACTCGACGCCGTGCTCCTCGACGGGGATCAAGCTGCCGATGACGGGTGCCCGGCCGTAGACGTCCCGGAACCAAACGAGGATGTCCGATTCGAGCCAGAGGTCGCCGTAGGTGTAGTAGTAGACCAGCTTGGCCGAATAGAACCTCTGCCCGTCGGTGTGAGGGTACGGCGTCGTGGTCGTGCTCGTCGTGCTGGTGGGCGCGGGGGTTGTCGTTGTGGTCGTGGTCGTCGTTGGCGCTTCGGTCGTGGTCGGAACGCAGGTGGTCGAAGTGGGTGCCGGCGTGGTGGTCGGAACTGCGGTTGTCGTGGTGGTCGTCGGTCCCGGCCGGTCGCTCAGGATCTTGACGTAGGCTTGCATTCCCACCCGGACGACGGGAACCGTGTCCATGTCGTCCGGCTCGCCGTCGATCTTGAAGCCGAGACGCCCCTTGCCGAGTTGGAAGCTGCCGGCGACCGGACCCCAAATCTCGCCGATCTTCGGTTGGCCATCCGCCGGGTTGAAAGCCGCGCGGATCGGGGACGAGTACGAGGCCCACCCAGCGCCGGTGAAACCCCGGACCGCGTCGGCCGGCGGGATCGAGTACGGCCCGGCGATGTAGCAGCCGGGTTCCCCGTCGGCGGTCGGCTTCCCGACGACCTTGCGGCCCTCGGCGTCGGGAAACGCAGTGTTGGCAACGCACCCGCCCGGCGGTATGGTATCGCTTGTGGCGTTGACCATTGGAATGGGATTACAACTGAGGGTGTAATCCTGACTCGACGGTCTGAGCACAACCATCCCCCCGTGTGAACCATGCAAGCAGTGTACGGGGCATTTTTTCTACCGGCGAATTGCTGCTCGATCACGCGACAGATCGAATCCGAGACGACCGACGTCGGCAAACCCTACCGCGAAACCCACTCCCTGCACTGCCGCGTGACCCTCGTCTCGGCTTACTCGGCCCCGCTCGATCGTCAACGCGACCTGACGTTCCAGGAGGCCCGCATCCGCGCGGCGACGTCGGAACCCGGCCTCGACTTCCAGTTCTTCGACGACGGCGGACTCCGCTCCGATCTCTGCCTGCTCAACGCGGGGTGCGAGGAAAAGGTGCGGCGGGTCCACTGGAGTAACCCGGAGGGCGGCAACTCCGAACTGGCCGGCAAGCGAACACTCGAATTCGTCATGCAGGCCGTCTACCCGAGCTTCGGGGCGTTCGGCACGATCCTCTCCCTCCAAGAGACGTACACCGTGGACGGCGACGGCTCGCCGTACATCGTGATGCACGAGTTGCAGGACGGAATCGTCGAACAGGTCACGCGGGCCGCGACCATCAGCCGCGCCTACCAGACCGGGTCGGCGGTCGGCTACAAGACGTGGCCCAACCTCGGCCCGTACAACGGCTTCCCCAAGCAGAAGTTCCCGAAGGGCTTTCGCGGGTTCCGATCGCAGGTGTCCCGCGAACTGCCGAAGCGCCGGGGCGAGGGATTCAACAGCCACTTCGGGATGCACTGGTCGTACTACTCCGAAGGCGCGACACCCTACAAGGTCTGAGAGAGGTAACGAGCCATGCCGTCCGAAAAACTGTACTACGCACGCGCCGGCGTCCGAAAGCGGATTCAGACGCTCACCATCAATTCGGCGACCGCCACGAACATCGCGGGCGCGGCGATCGGTCCCCGGACCGAACTCTACACCATCGGCACCGGCATGACGACCGCGCTCGTGGCCGCCGCGCTCGCCGCGCAACTCCAAGCCTCGCTCGCCCCGGAGTTCCAAGAACTCAGCTATTCCCCCAGCTCGAACGTCATCACGATCACGAGCATCGACACCGGGGTCGATTTCGTGGTAACGGCCGCCGGCACCGGCGGCGTCGTATCCGCCGCGACCGTGCAGACGGCGACCGGCGGCATGGATTGGGCCAACGTCGACAATTGGGGCGGGGCGCTGCCGGTCAACGGCGATTCGATCGTCGTCGACATCCCGGATACGCCGATCACGATGAACCTCGACGCGCTCGCCGGCGTGGACATCGCGACGATGACGGTTCGCAACCGCAGCAACCGCGGCGCGGGCCTCACCAACTTCCGCCGGACGAACGGGGCGATCTACATCGAGTACCGCGGCCGCTACGTCCAGCTCAAGACCCTGACCCGGCTCGTCGTCGAAGGGGACGGTCCCGGCCCGGACGTCCTGCACGTCCAACTGATGACCGGCGGGAACACGACTTGCGACATCAGTTCCAACAACAGTTCGGACAACGACGAGGTCGCGCCGATCCAACTGCTGCTGAAATCGACGGGGAACAAGCTCAACCTGAACAAGGGCTACGCCTCGATTCCGAAGGACGAGATCCTCGGCCTGCTCGGGGTGTGCGCGACGGTGAACGTGGGCCGCGAGGGGGACAACGAGGAAGCGCCGTTCGCGAACGTGGACGGGACCGTGTCGGCGGTCAACAACTATTCCGGCCAGACGCGGGCCTCGTCGAACATCACGCTCTTCATGGGTCGGGACTCGGTCGACCACCTGCAAACGGCCGGCAACCTGACCGTCAGCGGGTCGGCCGGCAACGTCGATTACCGGCCGGCGGGGACGATCACGTTCAACATCACCGAGAACTGCACGCTCTACTTGAACCGATCGACCGCGACGAAGACGCTCGGCTCGCTCTGTTCGGGACTCAACGGCGGTGCCGTCATCGACCCGAACGGCACGATGGCCGGCTCGTTCACCCTCGATCAAAAGTCGCTGCAGCGATCGCGGTTGAAGGACGGGACCGGCGTCACGGTGACGTAGGAAAAAGGAAACGGACCGACTGCCCCTAGTCGGTCCGTCCCTTTGCCCACTTCACTCCGTCAAGAGAAGTGGAAGGCGTTGTATCAGCGGTTCTGCTTGGCGGCCAGCTTTGCGAGTGCGGCGTTCATGATGTCGGCCGCCTCCTGCCTCGCGGCGGCCTTCGAGATTTCGACCATCTTGTCCGAGAGCAATTCCTTGTTCACCCCCTCTTGAAGCTCCTTCTGAATCTCGAACTTGAGGGTGATGGCCCGGTTGGAAAGCTCCTGTTCCTTCGTCCGCGCGTCCTTCGACGAGTCGCGGTATTCCTCGCCGAACTGTTCCTTGAGCAACCGCGTGATGGGGTCGTTGGCCCCCTTCTCCTCGAACCGCTTTTCGAGCGTCTTCGGAATCAGTCGGCCGGCCGCGCCGAGGACGTCGTCGGGCAGCATGTCGAGGTTCGCCGTGTTCTTCACGAGCAACGCGCTCTGGAACGCGAACTGCCGTTCGAGCGGACCCATGCGGCCGACGTTCTGTTCCTGGCCGGCGGCCGTCTGCGCACGCTCCGACCACTCCCGCTGTTGGAGTTGGATCATCTGCAGTTGGTTTTCCTTGATGGCCCGGTCGTTCTGGAGAATCTCGCCCTTCAACTGCTTCTGCCGTTCGATCAGCTCGTTTTGCTTCTCCATGTTCTTCGCGATGTCCGCGTCGATTCGCTCGACTTCGCGCGCGGCTTCGAGCCGCTTGGCGTCCGTCGCCGAGGAGTTCGGGAGCCAACTGTCTTCATCGGTTCCGGCGGCAAGCGAAGCCTTGCGGCGGCGCTGGTCGAGCGCCTTCCGCTCCTCCCGCGTCTTGCCCAACATCGCATCGGTGTCCCCCGCCTGGATTCGCAGGGCCGCGCCCTCGCGCGCGATGTTGAATTCCTGCTCGCGGATCGGTTGCCGGCCCCGTTCGATCATGAACTCGAACTCGCCGCCGACGGTCGATCGGTCGATGAACGGCATCGTCGCGGTGCGCGGGTCGGCGTTCATCGCTGCGATGCGGGACCGCGTTTCGCTGCGGCGGATGCCCATCTCGTAGTCGATGCGGCCGGTCACTTCCCCCCGCCGGCCGAGCACTTGGTCGCGCTGGCGGTTCAACTCCGCGCGCTCGGCCGTGATTTCGGCCTTCGCGAACAGCCCGCCACGGTCGGAGATCGTGTCGTAAACGCCGAGGGCCTGGCGGCTGAAGAAGTTCGAGTTGACCGAGGCCCGCATCGCGTCGCTGCCGGTCCCGCCGCTGAACATCGCGAGGTCGGCCGCGTTCCGGGCACCGGCCGCCGCCGTCGTCGCCGCGATGCCGGCCAGCGGCGCGCCGAACCGGCCGTAACGCGACTGGATGAACTTCGAAAACGCGCTCGGATCGTTCCGGGGAATGTCGTTGTCCCACGACTCGCCGCCGGGCATCCCCGTTGTCTTGTTCTGCCAGCCCACGTCGCCGTAGTTGGCTGACCGGTACTGGCCGGGGAACAGGATCGGCGTCGGCGGCAGCGTGGTCGAAGGGTTCACCGCGCCGCGGAAGGGGATCGGGACCGGGGGCGGCAGCGGGGCGGCGTTCATCCCGGTCTGGTTGTTCCACGACAGCGGCATCCCGTTCGGCCACGTCGGGGGGTTAGGGTCGTGGAAGAGCGACATTCCGCCGGGCCACGTCGGCGCGGACGGGCCGCCGCCACGCCGCCCGCCGCCCCCGATGTTGCCGCCCCAACCGCCGGTCGATTGCCGCTGCGGGAGTCCCGATTCGTCCTTGAGGCCCTTGTTGTACTCGATCTGCGACTTGGCCATCCGCTCGAGCGCGGCGGCCATCCGCTCGGCCTTCGAGACGTCCTCGGCGCGGATGTCGAAACTCAGGGTCGCGGAGACTTCTTCGCCCTTCTCGTTGTCGCTCGCCATGTTGTCACCCGTTTCGCTGGATTCGACCCTGCGCCATCGCCGCGAAGACGTTGCCGATCAGGGCCGGCTTCGAGAACTCGCGGTTCTGCCGTGCGGCCTCCGCGTCCGGCCGGATGGCCTCGCGGAAACGCCTGGTGTCGTAATTCGGCATGTAGTGATCGTGCTCGACGTTTCGGCTCAGGGTCGAACCCATCGCCTCGCGGCCGAAGTCGATCGTCATTTGACCGATTGCCCCGTCGAGCTTGACGACCGGCACGCCCTTGTAGTGGATCGTCGTCCCGCCTTCGAGGACGATCCGGTTCAGGTGCTCGTCGAGGTACTTGTCGGCGGCCGCCGTCGCGTTGTCGTACTCGTCGGCGATCGACTCCGTGAACAGGTGCCGGCGCTTGGCGTTGTCCACCCCGTACCGCTGGACCCACGTTCGAACCACGTCGTCGTGCTCGAACCATTTGATTTGGGGATCCTTGTCCCAAATGTACGCCTTCGCGTCGTTGTCCTTCCGTGCCAGCTTCTTCGGGGACTGGCGCTTGTCCCCGATCTCGCCCTTCTCGTCGGCGAACTTCACCCAGCGCCGGTACCGGAGAATCTCGTGCGTCTCCCGGTCGCGGAGGTAGGCAGAGAACTCGAACACGATGCGGGGGATCTGGACCTTGAGCGAGTTGCCGGCCGGCACGACTTCGAGCACGGGCGAGGCGAACGTCACGACGTAGGAGCCGGGATCGAACGTGAAGGGAACTTCGATCCGCTGCTTGAACTCGGTGTTGAGTTGCGCGGAGTCCAGCTTCCGGTGGACCGGCGACGAATGTCGGTGGTAGATCGCCCCGTAGCACTCGCTGGACCGGTCCCGGCTCCACCCGTCGTAATAGTCGGGGACGTCCGCGATGATGTCGCCGCTGCCGCCGCGAATCCGGTTTGGGTCGCGCTCGGTCGGCACCACCTGCTCGACGCGGGAGTTGAACGGGACCATCGAATGCAGGTCGAGAACGTGGCCGTAGCGCCGGACGTAGAGCGTCTGCTGCGGGTCGGTCGGCCCCCGCGACGGATCGAGGAGCGTGACGCGGTACATCTTGTAAACGCCGGCCTGCGCCAGTTCCATCGCCTTGTTGAAGGTGAGTTGGTCAGTCGCGTGGACGCCGGGGAAGATCGGCGGGTTGCAGAACTCCCAAGCGGTCTGCACGCCGACCGTCGTCACGTTTACGGTGAAAGTCGCGAGGTTGTCGCCGCGGCGAACGTCCGGGGTATGGCCGTTCGTCCGGCCGGCGATGTAGAGCGCCGGCCCGGCTTCCACTCTGGCCGCCACGCGACTCCCGACGGACGAGTTCGCGTTGATGGCCGCCGCCATGTCGTTGAGAACTTGGGTCGCATCGGTGGTTCCGACGACGGAGAACGGCCATCCGTCCACGAGGAGGCGGAAGTTCTCGCCCGTCAAGAACGGGATGTCGCAGAAAACCTGCACTTCGCCGGGCCTCGGCGGGTTCACCGGCGCGTAGCTGAGGATGTCGATCGTGTTGAGTTGCGAACCGTAGTCCGGCGCGACGGCGTCGAGGACGACGCGGAATTGCCACCGGATCGGGGCACCCCTCACCCCGACGCCGGCGGGGATCGGCGGGAGGTTGATCGCCCCGCCGCCCGAATCGACGTGGTCGGTCGGAAGCTCGGCCCCGACCGAACGCTTCTCGATTCGCACCCGCCGCTCGATGTTGCACCAGATCGGCACCATGTAGAACTGGTCGCACAGCCGCGCGAGGGCCTCGCGGGTCGGGGTGCCGTTCCACTCGATGCGGGGGTTCAACTCGGGCTTGGTGCTCTTGACTCCCTCGCCGGCTCCGGGGAACTCGTTCGGCGGGACGTCGCCCTCCTTCACCCCCTCGGGCATCAGCGAGACGTCGAAGCCCTGCTCGCCGAGGTTCAGGAGCGCGATCTTAACCAGTTCTCGCGGCGTCTTGACGCGGCCGGGTAAGAGGTTCTGGTGCGTGTCCTGCTGGTTGTAGTCGCCGTCGATGACGGCGTTCTCCCAGCGCCAGCGGTGGTCTTTGAGGATGATCTGCCACGAGTTTCCCGCGCGGCTGAAATTGGGCAGGATGCGTTCGACCCGGCAGTCGGGGACGGTGTATTCCCGCTCGCCGTCGCGGAACACGAAATCGCCGTAGCGGCGCAGGGCGAGCGGTTCAACCTTGACCACGACGGAAATCTCGTCCGGCTCGACGCCCTGGTTGTAGGTGTAGTTCGCGGTATCGACGCCTTCGAGGCCGGGGTAGGAGACGGAACAGTTCTGCCGTTTGTAGAAGGCCATCCGCTATTCCAACCTTCGGAGGATCGGGGCAACCGCGCGAAGGGATGCCATCAGTTCCATCAGCGGCCGCTGTTCCGCGACCGTCTGAATGGGTTTTATGATAACCGCGAACTCCTTCATCCAGTAGTTGCGGGGGAAGCGCCCGACCGCGTCGCACTTCAAATACTCGTAGACGATTTGGAAGTGAACGGGATCCGGTTCGTCCGCGTCGGCCGACGTGAGGTACCGCCCGTCCTCGATCGCCCGTTCCTTGACGTCGCGGGAGATCTTCGGGCACGAGTTGCAGGGAGTGACGGGCGGGTGGTCTTGGGGAACGAACTCGCCGCCGCGAACCATGCGGCGGCCGTAGTTTTCCGAACTCGGTTCCTGGTCGTACAGCCACGTCTCGCAGTCGAGGCACGTCCGGTTCCACTCCGGCTTCAACAGCATCAGGAGGGCGGCGACTCGGGTTTTTTTTTATCCGCGTCGATTTGCTTGCCGGCCGCGTAGCCGAGGGCTACCGCGTAGATGGCGCGGAAGAGGTTGAGGGGCAGGAGCGCGAGGTACTCGGGGTCCAGCGGCCACGCCTCGCCGCCGTCGGCGTAGTCCCAAGACTTCAACCGCGAAAAGAGGAACGTGACTTCCTCGCGGGCGACCGCCTCGAACTGCTCTTCGAGGGCCTCGTCGTGAACGTCCGGGTTCTTCGCCGGCTCGAACGTCGCGACGTCCTTGAAGCCGCGGGCCTCGATCGACTTCCGGTAGGCCCGCTTCCCGGCGGTCTGCCTCGCCTGGTCGTGGCGCTGGACCTTCGGCATCGGGGTCGGTTCGAACGTGATAGTCACGTCCTTGAAACCTTCCTGCTGGACGACTCGCTTGACGGTGAACGCGGGCATGGTTGAACGCCTGGGGTTATTCGCCGGCCGCGCGGATCTTCGCGCTGACCTGGGTGGACGGCCCGGCCGTTGTATCGTAACCGACCGCGAGATTCAAATCCCACGGGATCGACGCCTTGCCCGGCACGCCCGGCTCGCGGAGTCCCTCGGCCACGGTGTACGGCGTGTCGAAGATGAGCGTGCGGCGGGTGGACGTCGCCCCGTAGTCGAGCGTGACGAGCGCCGCGACGACCGCCGCGTTGCGGTACAGGTCGAAGATCGCCGGCCCGACCTTCCACGGAAACCGCACGGCGAGGCGGATCGTCCGCGCGGCCGACGGGAACGCCGTCGGCGTGACGCTGTTCATGTACTGCGTGTCGATCGCGTACTGGAACGAGAGCGAGAAGTTGTAGATGTCGTAAGCGGTGCCGCCGACGGTGATTTGAAGCTGCGGGAAGATGAACGGCTTCCCGGCGGTCGGAATGACGAGTGCCGGCCAAGTGTACGGGTTGACGAGCGCGTCGCGGTCGGTGCCGACGGACTGGACCGACATCCGCAGCGGCTGGCGCTCGCTCGCCGTGAAGTTCGCGGACACCACCCGCTGCTGTCGGTACTTGTGGAGGTTCGAGTTGATGTAGGCGAAGACGTCGAAGCACGGCCGCGTCTCGGCCATCAGGACCGTCTTGAGGCCGGTCGTCGGGCTTCCGAGCGCCCCGCCGAGGATGCGGGGAAGCCAGCGTTCGAGGTCGCCTCCGGTCGGCCGGCAGTTGAAACCGCCCCGCGCGTTGCGGCTCATCTCGACGTACCGCTCGGTCGGCATCGCCTCCGTGCCCCGGATGCCGCTCGTGTCCTGGTTCTCGATTTCGAGGGTGTAATCCTGGTCGTCGTATTCGAGTTGCTCCGTCGGATCGGTCGGCGCGGAAACGGTGTCGCTCGCGGCGAAGCCGAGTTTCGTGTTGACGCCCTGGGTCGTGCGTTCCGGGTTGCAGTTCGCCATCGTCGTTCCCCCGCCGCCTCGCGGCCGTTAGAATCCCCGCGACTGTTTTAGAGTACAGTCCACGGTGAAGCCCGAACCGGTGAAAATTAGCTCGGTCCCGCTCTTCACCGACCGGTAGTTCTGGAAGATGTTCCCGCCGTTCGATCGGGTCCAGTGAATCGACGGGTTCGCCGGGTGCATCCAGTCGAACCCCCTCATCAGCACTTCGCGGAGGTACGAACACTGGTCGGCGACCGCCTGCTCGACGATCTCGCCCCGCACGCCGATCAAGACCTTCACCGCGTAGACGCGGTCGGTCCTGAGATTCGTGCCGTCCCCGGTGTCCCGGTCGTTCGCGTCCTCGGTGAATACCCAAATTGCCGGGTAGCTGCGCGAGATATCCTTCGGGTACGGTTCGCGGTAGACGCGGTCGCCGATGCCCGGCAAGTTCGCGCTCAGAATCGTTTGCCAGACGAGCGTCTGGCACTGCTTCAGGGTCGATCCGGCGGGGTCGATAACGTGCAGGTGCGTCGCGTCGGAGAGCGTCGCCCCGGACTGCGCGAAGACGACGTAGATTCCCGGCTCCATCGCCACCGGTCCGACGGTCCCGTCGCCCGCGAACGCGACGACGGTCGCCGGCGCGAGTTGGTGGAATCCGGCGGTCAGGCGGAACGCCTTTACGCTGCCCGCGCCCGGAGTCGCGGAAAGCGCGAACAGCACTTCGTCGTCTATGTTGAAATCGACGTCCAGCCGCATTTCAATCTCCCTGCCAGATCCACGCAAGGCACCGCGCCCGGACGTGGACGGTGACGATTTCGACCGTGGTTTTCGAGAACCCGACGAACCGGCGGGACGGCACTTCGACCCGCTTCGTCATGTAGAACTGCACTTCGAGCAACGTGAGCTGAATCCGCGTCGGCCGGATTCCCTCGGGAACCGGGCCGATCAAGACCCCGCTGACGCCGCCCTTGCGAATCATCGGGATGAGGCGCCCGTCGAAGTTTCGCGGACTCTTCGCCCGCTTCGCCTCCACCGTGGCCGGGATGCACAGGAACTTCGCGTTCACCGGCACCACGACCCCGCCGTAGTGCAACAGCCTGGCCCCGATCCGGTTCGTCCCGACCGTCAGCGACGTCGCGTTGGCCACCGCGACGATCGACGCCATCAGCCGGCCGGTATCGCGGAGGGCCTCGCCGAGTTCGGCTTCGCCCGGCCGCTTGAACTTCAACCTCGGCCACGGATCGCCGTCCGGCGTCTTCTGCTCGACGAAGCACTGTTTCACGCCGGCCACCGCGACCGGCTCGCATTCCTTGAGGGCCTCGGCCATGACGTTGGCCATGCGGCCCCGGTCGGCCAGACGGCGACAGGCCCGCGCGAGTTGCTGGAACGTGAGGGCCGCCATCGCCCGCCCCCGTCGAGTTCAATAGGTGGTGTCGGTCCGGGTCGGCCATTCCGATTGGTTGAACCGGCCGCCGTTGATGCGGCTGTTGCCGCGGCGGTCGATGCCGTCGACGCCGTCGTCGTCTTCCTCGGCGAGCGAGTCGGGCTTCAACTGGTTGCCGGACGAGTCCGTCGGCCACCAGTCCTTGTCCTTGAACTTCTCGATGTGGTTGAAGGACTGCGGCTTGGCCTCGGCCGTGATCGCCGAGAGCACAGTAACCTGCTCGAACGTGCGGAAAATCGACTGCTGGATGTAGACGGCCTTCCGCGCGTGCCACTCGCCGAGCTTCGAGAGGTTCAGGCCCCGGTTGCCGCCGGCGAGGTAGCCCATGATGTCGTCCGTCGCGGTCGCCATGCCGAACGTCACGGCCGCGATCAACCGGCCCGCGTCCTCGGAACGCAAATCGACGTTGCGCTCCTTGAGGATGACGAGCAGTTGGTCGCGAACCTCGTCTTCCGTCGCCCACGGCAAGAGGTTGAATGTGATCGGCATGGCTTCCCCCGACTCCTAGTGATGGAACCCGGCCGTCACGGCGCGGGCGGCGCGTCCGGCGCGGGCGGTTCGACCGGCGGGACCGGTGCCGGCTTGGTCAGGTTCTCGATCTGCAAGTCCTGCTCGTCGACGATTCCCTTCAACCGGGCGATCTCCTTCGTCTTGTCGCCGCACTCCTTCGAGAGCGCGTCGTTGCTGGTGCGGAGCGCCGCCGCCTCCTCTTCGAGGAGCTTCGCCCGCGCCAGCAGGGCCGCGTTTTCGGTCTGCGCGTCCTTCATCTGCGTGAAGAGCACCGCGTTCTGCGGGATGATCTGCGGGGCGGTCTCGTCGATCGTCACGTTGACCGGGTCGCTCGTCCACTGGAACGTGCCGATGCGGAGGTTGTCTTCGAGTTTGCCGTCGAAGTTCGCGACGGCCTCGGGGATGATCGTGCCGTGGGGGAACTTCCCGAACGCGCCGATCATGACTTTCAGGTTCTTCGCGGCCATTCAAACACCTGGGTTGGGAACGGAAAAAGCCCCGGCCTTTGCCGGGGCTTACGGAACAGCATAGCCATCACGTCCAAGTAATCGAGGCGTGGCCCTCGGGGTGAATCGGAGCCGGCCCGCCGTTGAACCCGACGTCGCCGATAACCTGCGGCGGCATCAACCGGTACTGGACGAGGGTGTACATCCCGGACGAGATCGCGTTCTTGTTCGCGTACTCGTCCGTCCGGCTGTCGATGCCGCCGCCCGGCAGCGCCTCCTTCGCCATCGAGCGGGTGAACTGCCACTGGCCGAGCGGCTCGCCGTCCTTGCGCTTGCCCGCCCAAATGACGCGCCGGGTCGTCAACTGCCGCACCCAATTCGCCGGGTCGCGGGAGAGCGCCTTCGTCGGGTAGTAACCGGCGTCGTAAAGCTCGATCTGCGGGAGATCGTAGCTGCCGAGAAGCTGGTTCACCTTCTTGAGGCCGTTGACCGTGTCCCCGCCGTCGATCCGAATCTTGTTGGAGATCTGGTCGATCTTGAGGAACTCCGCGAGCGAGAGTTCGTTCATGTACAGCTTCGATTCCGGTCCGAAGTTGGTCGACCGGCCGGCCTGGAGTTGGGCCTTCCACGTCAGCAGGTCGAAGATCGGCACCGCCGTCGCCGCCGTGCTCCAAGTGATCGTCGGCACGAACTTCTGGCGGGTCGAGTAGTTCTCGATCGTGTCGCCGTAGGTCACGCTCCCGTCCGCCGAGCGGGCGATGAACGTCCCGTCGAGCATGAGGCTGATGATGATGTCGCGGATCTCCACGACCGTCTGGCCGAGCAGGTTGCCCATGCCGAGCATGACGAGCGTCGAGATCCCCATCGGGTCGCTGGCCGTGCCCGGCTGGCGCTGTTCGAGCATCTGCTTCTCGGTCAGGACGAACCGAGACCCGAAGAGGCCGGGGTCCATCGAGAACCGCTTGTAGCCGGGGATCGGAGTGACCGTCGGCTCGCCGTCGAGTCCGCGCAGTTCCATCTTCCCGAACGGGTTTTCCTGTTGCTCCCAAATCACCGAGAATTCCTTCTGGTAGGTCGAAGGAAAGAGTTGGATGATCGGGTCGCTTTCCATCTCGGCCTGGAGGAGTTCCGCCGCGACGAGTTGCGTCGAGAAGCTCCGCGTCAGGTTCAGGGTTTCGGCCGGCATGATTTCACCTTCGAGTTATGTGATTGAGAAACGGCACCTGGGATTTACTGCACCGACACCGGCCCGAATCACACCCCGACGTGAATCCACCCTTCCGCGTCCGTCACGGCGGTCCCGCTGACGATCTTGCCGAGTCCGTTCGTGATCGCGGTCGCGTCGAGTCCGGTCAGTTGGGAGCACTTGTAGTAGCCGTCGATCGCGACCGGCGAGTTGTACGGCTGCTGGATGCCGCCCCGCTGGTCCACGAGCGCGTTCCCGCCGACCGAATTCGTCAGCGTGTTGTAGCAGTTGACCGCGCGGGGGTTCTCGCTGCCGTTGGAGTTGCCCGAGGCGTAGACGTCGAGTTGCGCACCGGCACCCGCGCGGCCCGGCGTGGTGTACGCGATCGTCGTCGTCGGCGTCGTGCCGGCGGTGTACGTCGAACTGACGGTGTAGAGGCCGCCGATGAGCCGGTTGGCCAAGATGCCGGTGTACGTCACCGCGTAGGCCCACGGGCCGGTGCCGGTCCGCGCGACCGTCACGTTGCCGACGCCGTGGATGGCCTCGAGCGCGGTTTGCATTTCGGCGGCCGTCGGGATGGTCGTGACGAGGTTGGCCGTGATGCCCTGGTAGACGCGGTCGCCGTACCATGTGATCGTGGTCTTGGCCCCGGTCGGCTGCGCCGCGCCGTCGATGGTGATGGTGTTGACGTGATTCCGGGCCGCGCCGGAGACCCAACCGAGCAGCGTGCCCTTGAGGATGACGCCGCCGACCAAGTGAACGCCGCCGACGGGGAGAACCCCCGACTTGCGGATTTCGAGTTCCGGCCGGATGATCGGTTCGAGCTTTTCTTGGTCGAAGTAAGTGTTCGGACCCGCCATGATGTTCGCCCCTGAAGTTGTTTCAGAAGGCGCGTTCGCGTTGCCTGGTGTTTTGTCGGTGTGCCCCGCGGCCCCGTCCTATATCGCGTCCGGTTTCCCGGTTCAGTTCGCGCCCGCCGTCTGCTTGGCCAACCGCGCCTCGCGCAGCCGCATCGCGTGCCGGCCCTGCGAGGTCTTGCTGAGGAGGTCGTCGGCCGTCATTTGGAACGGGAGATCCTCGTTGGTGGCGTTCAACTCGCCCGTCCCGTCGGCGTTGGTCTGGTTGGCCGGCGGCGCGGTCGGGAAGATGCGGTTGCCGAACCCACGATCGGGCAGGCTCATCACGAGCTTCTTGCCGTCCTCGAACTTCGCCGGGTCCGAGAGCATGTTTTCCCACGTCTCGCGGTGTTGGTTGCCGCCGATGCGGGCCTTGACCGCCGTCGAGTCGAGGAACGTCCGCACGTTCGTCAGGTGCGCGGCCTTCGCGTCGCTGTCGGCCTTCTTCTTCTGGTCGGCGAGCATCGTGTCGAACCGGCTGATGATGCCGTTCTGCTTCCGCACCACGTTGACGAGCGCCTTCTGCCGCGTCGCGAGGTCGGTGAACGCCTTCACGCCGGCCGCCGGCATCCCGGCCATCGCGTTCGGGTCGACGTCCATGCCGTCCGGCGGGAGTTCGTCCATCATGTTGATGGGTTGGTCCGACGGCATGGCCGGCGCGCCCTCGGCCGGCGGTGGCGGCGCGTCGGTCGGGGCGGGACCGCCCCCCATGACGCCTTGCAGGATGGTCACGACCTGTTGCAGGGCCGCTTGAATCTTCGGGTCCATTTTCAAAATCTCCACGGGTACGCTGCCGTAGGCAGCTTGGTCAGAAAACGCACGCACCGGCCTCGGCGGCTTCGGTTGCCCCCGGACGCTCGGCGGTTCGCCGCCACACAGCGTAACGGCTCGCATGATGATCCCCCACGCCTGGCCGTTCGGCCGGCGCGGGAACCCCGCCTTCGTCTCGATCTCTTCCCGGTAGGTATCCCAAAACTCCACCGATGCCTGGTCGAACAGCAGGGTATCGAGGGCGATCGCCGTCGGGTGGTTCACGGCCAGCGTGACCCACATCCAAGCGCCGTCCCAACCGCAATCGACGACCCAACCGAGAACGAACCCGTTGTCGTGCTTGAGCGTGACGCGGGGAACGTGGTAGGGCGTCTCGCTGTTGATCGGCTGCGTGAACTGGTGGAAGTTCCGAACCATGTCCTCGCAGTCTTTCGCCGTCCACTCGCTCGTGCCGTCTTCGTTTGGCCCGCCGTTCCACGGTCCGGGGCAGAAGATCGCCCACTTCTCCACGAGGTAGACGGCGCGGTCGAGCGCCGGGTCGTCGCTGTCGTCGCCAAAAGTGTCGGTGAGCCGCGGGTTCGAGGAGTCCTTCCGCCGCACCGAATCGACGAGCCGGAGCGCGTCGAGATCCTCGGTTTTCAGCGGCCGGATCTGCGACGGCCGGCGGATTTTCAGGGTTTGAAGGGAGGCGACCATGTTTTACTCTTGGAACTTAATCTAATTTGGGCAAGCCCGTCTCACCATGCAAGGGGAATCTCGCCCGTCCGTTGAAGTTCCCGCTTGCCGGGCGCGAGACGGTTCCAAATCAACTTGTGGATCGGCGTCCAGTTGCACCGGCAGTTGCACACGTCCTTCGCTTCGAGTCCCCGCACGACGACGAACGGCGTCGAGATCGGGTAGTACAGCCCGTCCTTCTCGCGGTGCCACGGCCGGGTGCGCTCGTCGCGGATCGCGTGGTATTGCCACGCGGGGAACTCGGCCCGCATCCCGCTCGCGTTCAACTCGTCCTGCTGCCCACGGTTGAGCGCGTCCATGACGTTCGTGCGCACGACCATCTGCGAGTATTGCGAGTGCAGGGGCGAAATGCCCGCGTCCTTGAGGATGCCTTCGACCGTCAGCGTGGCATCCTGGCCGCCGACCAGCTCGTTCGCGATGGCCTGCTGGATCTTCTTCGTGACGACGTCCTCCGTCGTGACCGCGACGTTGAACACTTCCCGCTGGATCCCCTGCGCGTAGTTGTTCGGGTTCTGCCCGACGCGCGGCACGAGCGAGGAGAAGTACCGGATGGCCGCGTGCGGTTTCAGCGGCCGCAACTCGGCGACCGCCTCGGCGAACTCCGGCAACGTCACGTTCCCGGTCGAACCGTAGAAGCGGGTTCGCCCGACGAGGTCGCTCGGCACGATGACGGCCTCGACGACTTCGTTGAGCGCCGCCCGATCCTTCGCGTCGAAGATCCAGCCGAGGTTCCGAAGCACCTGGCCGGACGCGACCCGCTTCTTCAAGGCGCCTTCGACGATCGTGCTCAGCGCGATCGACCCGAACGCGACTGCCTCGGCCAGCCAGTCGGCGATCGACCGGCCGCCGGGTCCGGGCACGGTCTCGGGGTTCGGCGCGTCGGGCGGTCCTGCGTACTCGTTCACTTCGATTTCTCCGCTTCGGGGGTTCCTTCGGCCGGCTTCTTGTTCTCGCCCTTCAACTCCTCTTCGAGCTTCTTGAGGGCCTCCATCTTCTGCTTCAACTCGGCGGCCTTCGGGAACTCCTTGCCGATGCCCGCCTTCGTCCGTGCGATGTCGGCCTTCGCGCGGGCGATGTCGTCCTTCGCGGCGTCCGCGCCCTTCTGCAAGTTCCGGGCGACGTACTCGATCGACTTCAACGACTCGCCGACACCGAACCGGCTGTCGTGGTGTTTCGATTCGAGGTAGAGCTTTTCGCCCCGCCGCATGAGTTGGAGTCCCTTGAACTGCCCGACCCGCACGCCGATCCCGTAGGGGTCCTGCACGTCCTTCAACGCCTGTTCGAGGGCCTTTTCCGCCTCGGGCCGATCGGCGTAGTCCTGGCCGTTCAGGTGGATCTTGAAATCGACGTGCTTCTCCATGTCCCCCGCGTCCTTCGCGAGGTTCTCGGCATGGCGCTCGAGCATCGGCAAGTTCCGCTCGCCAGACGCGACCGCCGCCTTGAGCTTGTACTGTTCCGAATCGTGGCGCTTCCGACCCGCGTGCAGGTTCTTCAAGTCCTCGTCGAGCTGGACCTTTTGCAGGACGCGGGGGTCGCCCGACGCGGCGGCCATCAACTGCTCGGGGGTGAGCTGCGCCGCGTCCTCTTCGCCCACGGCCCGCTGCGTCGTCCCGCCCGGCGTCATGACCTGTTTCACGAACCGGAGCTTGTTGCCGATGATCTGCCAGAACGTCCGGTCGAGACTGCCTTCCGTGACGTAGCTGACGATCTTCACCTGCTGCTCGTGCGCGGCCTTCGAGGGGTCGTTCATGTTCCCCTGACGCCATGCCCGCCCGTTCCGCTGCTCGACGCTCGCCGGGGTCCACGGCACGTCCAAGTGGTGCAGCGCGTACAGCTTGTCCTGGACGTTGACCCCGGTGCCCATCTTCTTCGAACTGCCGATGGCGACGAGGATCTTGCCTTCCCGCATCGCCTGCATCGCGTTTTCCTTCTTCTCGCCGGCGAGCTTGGAGAAGTCCGCGATCTTCTCGCGCGGGATGCCGCCCTTGACGAGCTTCTCGATGATGTCGCCGTAGAGGTTGAAGGAGTTCCCCGCGTTCACGTCCCCTTCCTCGCCCGGCTTGTCGTACACGTCGGCGAGGCCGAGGTTGTCGTCGTCCCCGCCCTTCTCGCCAATGTCGTTGACCCCGATGTCGGAGAAGATCATTTGCGTCCGGCCCGGATGTTCCTTGTTGATCTTCAAGACGTTGCGGACCGCGAGGTTCGTCTTGCTGTCCGGGTGGTCGACCGCGTTGGGATCGAGGAGCCGCATGTCGAGCGCCCCCTTCCGCCCGTCCGTGCAGATGACGAGCATGTTGTCCTTACCGCCCCGCTTCAAGTTCTGGGCGCGGGTTTGGAGGCTGTCCATCAGGCGGGCGATCTCCGGCGTCTTCGGCGCGGTCTCGTAGGAGTCCTCGCGCTTCGGCCGGATGAGGGACGCCGAGCCGTCGGGGTTCTTCATCGCGTCGGCCCGCTGGATGTCCAGCATTTGCCGGCTCATCTGCATGAGTTCCGGGATGTTGGTGAACTTCGCGAAGCGGGATACCGGCTTGTAGTCGCCGGCGACGGTGAACTCCATCTTCGTCTGCACGTCGCCGAAGGTGGACGCCCACGCATCGAACGTGTGCAGCCCGCGTTCCTTCAACTCCTGCGGTTGGAGGTAGCGCTGCATGTTGTAGAGTTCGGCCATCGTGTTATCGACCGGGGTGCCCGTCGCGAACACGACCCCCCGGCCGCCGTTGTTCTCCATCAACCACTTCGTGCGCATGTACATGGCCGTGGCCTTCGCGCTGCGGCCGGTCGGAACCCCCTTCAAGCCCTGCTGCTTCGTGTAGCACGGCAGCGACTTGTAGTTGTGGGCCTCGTCCACGAAGATGTGGTCGATGCCGGTCTCTTCGAAGAACACGGCGTCGTCCTTGCGGCTCGGGTCGAGCGCCTCTTGGAGCTTGGCCTCGAGGTTCTTCTTGGCGTTCTCCAGCGACGTCTGTGCCCGGCTCTGTTTGCCCTTCGGCTCGTTCGCCATCATTTCGGACCGCACGGCTTCGAGTTCCTTCAACTCGTCGCGAATGTGTTCGGCGACGGTCTCCGGCTTCATTTGGAGCATGTCGAGGTTGTCGTGCGTCATGATGACCATGTCGTAATCGCCGGTCGCGATTTGGCTGATCGTCTTCTTCCGGTTCGCCTTGTCGAAGTTGTCCACGGTCGAGAGGATCTTGGCCCCCGGATACAGGTGTTGCAACTCGCGCGTCACCTGCTCGATGTTCGCCTTGAGGCACGCGATGGCCGGCTTCTTCGCGAGGCCGAGCCTGCGGAGTTCCATCGCGGCCGCACCCATCGTATAAGTTTTCCCGGTCCCGACTTCGTGGCCGAGTAGCCCCTTGCCCGTCGTCACGACTTGCCACACCGCGTTCGCCTGGTGGTCGCGCAGCTTCACGCCGGGGTTCATGCCGGGGAATTGCAGGTGTTGGCCGTTGTACTTCATCGGCACGACGTTGTTGAAGTTGTCGTTGTAGTGCCGGTGCAGTCGGTCCCGGCGCTCGTCGTCGGTCCACAGCCATTCCTTGAACTTGTCCTTGATCTCCTGAATCTTGGCGTTCGCGTTGTCGGTCTCTTCCCGGTTCACGACGGTCGATCCGTCCGAAATCTTGTCGGTGACGCGCACGCTCGTGTTGTTCAGCGCGGCCTCGAACAGTTCGTCGAACGACTTGCGGGGCGTGGCCCAAACCTCCGTCGCGGTCTTGGTGTTGGCGACGTACCGCTTGCCCTCGTTCGAGTAGTTCGCGATCCACGCGCCGGAGTGCGGCAAGTAGCTGATCTTGAAGTGGTGGTTCTGGCCGCCGAGCAACGACGCGGCGAACTCCGAGACGTCGGACGACGGCACCCACGGCACGCCGAGCTTGGCTTCGATGTCCTCGTGCGACACGTCCTCGGGCTGAACCTTTTCGAGCGCCGCCACGTTCGCGGCGAACTTCGGGTCGGTCTCGGCCGCCGCCCGCGCCATGGCCAGCTTCCGCCGGACGTTCCCCGAAAGGTACTGGTCGGCGGGTTGCCACCCGGCCGACGGGTCGGAGTAGGCGAGGCCGGCATCGACCAAATGCTTTTCGACCGCCTCGCGCGGCAGCGACGTCAGCGCCGCGATCCGGTCCACGTCCACGCCGCCGGATTCGTGGAGCACGACGCCGAGCGCCTCGGACGGGTCGTTCGCCTTCTCCACCTTCGACACGGCCTTGATCGTGTCCTTGTGGAAGATGTCGGCCTTCTCGAACTTGCCCGTCTTCGGGTTGGCCTTCTCCATCGCCAGCAGGATCGGCGAATCGGGGTCGGTTCGGAACGCCGCCTTGTTGCCCTTCGCGTTGAGCGGTCCGTGTTCCTTGACGAATTGATCGTAGACCGCGTTCAGCATGGCCCGCGCGGCGGTCGCGTCGCCGCCCGCGATCTGCGTGTTGAGCACGTCCCGCATCGCGTCCCGCACGGTCATGTGGGCCTGGATCTTCGCCGCGACCGCCGGCTTCACGTCGGCCTGCTCAACCATCTGGTCGCCCTGGCGGATGTAGACCTTCCCGCCGTCCACCTTGAACCCGCCCGCGCGAACCTCGCCCGGTGCCGGGGTTGCCGCCGGTCCCGCGTACCGCTCCTTCGGCGCGGTCGCCGCCGAGTAGAGGCCCTTCGGCAGACGGTCGATCGCCGCGGCGAGCCGCTGTTCGTAGTCGGCCGTTCGCGTGACGTTGACGCTGTTGCCCTGGTACATGGAACCGGTTCGGTCCACCGTGCCGAGCACCTGGCCGGGATTCTCCGCGAAGTAGCGGTTGATCGGGATGGCCTCGCCGCCGGCCGGGTCGGGAACGGTCGTCGTCTCCATCCAGTTCGTCGCGGACGGCGGTTCGCCCGGCAACCGCTTCCGCAGGATGAGCATGTCGGTCACGACGTCGGTGCCGGCGTTCGACTTGTGGGCACCGGACGGGAAGCGGATCGCCGAGACGAGGTCGCACGTCTTGCCGAGTTGCTGGCGGATGGACGGGTCCATCTTGTCCAGCGTGCCAGTGCTCGTGATGTGCATCACGAGGCCGCCGGGCCGCACGAGGTCGGCCGATTTGAGGAAGAAATAATCGTGGATGTTCGCGCCGTGCTTGTTGTACTTCGGGTCGTGGACGCGGTAGTCGCCAAACGGCACGTTGGAAGCCACGAGATCGTAGAAGCCCTCGGGTGATTGGAGCTTCTCGAACCCGTGGACCTTCACGTTCGCGTTCGGGTAGAGGTGGCCGAGCATCCCGCCGGTCGTCGGGTCGAGTTCGACGGCGGTCGTCTTCGTGTTGCCCGCGATGTGCGACGGCATCATGCCGAGGTAGTACCCGATCCCGGCCGACGTTTCGAGAAATCGCCCGCCCTTGAAGCCGAGGCGGTCGGCCATCTTCCAGTGGGCGTCGACCACTTCCGGGGCGGTGTAGTGCGCGTTGAGCTTCGAGGCGCTCGCCGCGTCGTACTCTTCCGGGGTGAGGAGTCCTTCGAGGATCTCTCGTTCCTTGCGCCACTCGTTGCCGTACCGGTTGAACAGGCCGGGGAACTGCCCCCACCCGACGTACCGCGACATGACTTGCTGCTCTTCCGGGGTCGCGGTGGTGCGGCCCTCGGCCTTGATCGCTTGAAGGGTCTTGATCGCCGCGACGTTGGCCGCGAACTTCGTCCGCGCGCCGCCCGTCGCGAAGTCCTTCGACGTGTACTGGAAATTGCCGGTGCCCGCGTCCGTCGGGTTCTCCGGCGTCGAGGGCTTGGCTACCGACTGTTCAGCGGGAGATTGAGCAACAACTTCCGGGTTGACTCCATCTGGTCGGACATCCCGGCTTCCACTTCCCACGCCTCGGGCCGGGCGACTTCGTCCGGCGGGGTCGGCAGAAATTGACTCAGGACGAACTCTCTCGCCGCCGACGGGTCGTTGCCCGCCGTCTCCATCCGGTCCAGCAGGTCCATCGCTTCCCAAGTCTGCGACTGTAGGTACGGCTCGAAGTCGCCCGACGTCTGCATTTCCGCCGCCAGTTCCGGGAAGTTCCGCAGCAGGTGCGCCCGGAGCATCTGTTCCCACTGGTTGCCCGGCTGGTAGCCCTGGTTCGCCGCGTCGCGGGCCTTCGTTTTCCAGTTGGTTTCGCTGCTCATCGGATGCCGCCGGGGTTTGAGGTTCTGACCCTATGCTATTCGTAATACCCTGCCCATCGAGTAGTTCGCCCATCTTCGGGGAATCTTTGACCTTCCGCGCGGTCGGTACCTTCTCGCCCTTGCCCGCGATCGGCTGGCCGGACGCCTGATCTACTTCCTGAACTTCGTTCCCGTTCACGCGGTACGGCTTGCCGTCCACCGTCCAGAGGTTGCCCCGCGACTTCTTGATCTTCGCCCCATCGATCGGGATGCGCTTGTTCTTCATCCACGCGCCGAGGACGTGCGCGTCGCTCATGTTCGACGTGGGCAAGTGCGGGTTCTCGCCCGCGTGCGCGTTCGCGTAGCCGTGCTTGAACGCCTCGCTCGGGTTCGTCGGGGCGGCCGTCAGCCCGTGATCCTCGTCGCCCGCGTAGCCCGCGGCGAAACTACCATCCGCGTCCTGCTTCACCTGGAACTTGCCGGAGTTGTCCCCCATCTGCGGCTTCGTCTCGCCCGGCTTCGGCATCGCGGATTCCATGCCGCCGTGCAGTTCGAGGGCCTTCTCCCGCGTGATCGGCTTCCACTTCACCGCGAGGGTCTTTTGGACCGGCGCGGCCTGGCCCGCCGGAACGCCCGCCGTCGCCGGCGGCTCCGCTGGCTTCGCGCCGCCCGGCGCGGCCTCGCGCCCGCCCGCGCCGCCGGCCGGCTTGCCGTCCTTGTCGAACTTCAACGAGCCGAGCGTCACTTGGCCCGGACCGGCGGCCGCATTAACTCCCAACGACTGACCATCAACTCCCAACGAAGCGGGCTTTTCTGTCGTCGGCTGCGCGTCGGCTGATTCCTTTGCGACCGGGTAGCCGTCTGCGGCCTTGCCAACGCGGTACCATTCGCCGTCCATCTTGAACCGGCTGCCCGCCGCGCGCTGCTCGATATTCAATCCGTGCTCGGCGGCGAACTCCTCGGCTTTCTGGTGGTCGAGTTCCCGGTGCGCGTCGTCGAGGCTGAGTTGCTGGCCGGCCTTCGGCGAGGCGGCCGGGAGTTTGATGAGGTCGCCGAGGAGGTTGCGCGTCATGCCGGGCGGCGTCGGCTTGTCGCCCGCGTCCGGTGCCGGCGGGATGGCCTCGCCGGGGTTCGGGTCTTTTCGTGCCGGGGAAACCGATGCGGGTTGATCGTCGGCGGATTGGCCTCGGGCCTTCGCGTACTCGGCCCGCTGCTTGTCGCTGAGGGAGTTCCACGGAGTCTTGGCGAGGGTCTCGGCATACTCGTCGTCGTGGCCCGCGTTGGTCCAGTGCTCCAAGCGATCCTCGTGCGCGTCGGCCTGGTAGTCGTCGGAGGTGAGGTTCTTCTTGCCGAACGCTTCGTCGTTGAGATCGGGCGCGGCGGGCTTTGGCTGCTCGGCCGGCTTCGCGAGGAAGTCGCCGAGGATGTCGTCCTGCTGCTTCGATGCCGGTTTGGATTCGGGCTTTGCAATCTCGGCATCGAGCAAGTCGTTCGGAGCGTGCGGCGACGCGCTCAGACCTGGGGCTTGATTTGGGCCTGCTGGCTGAGGAGTTCCCGCGTCCCCCGTTCCGCCCGCTGCTTTTGCTCCGGCGTCATCGCCCACGGCCGGGGCACCGGCGGGGGTTGTGAGGGGGCGGCCGAGTTCGGCGTCGATGGCGGCGTTGATGCCGGCAAGGGACTGCTGCTTGACATGATCCTTCTCCGTTTGCGACTTCGCCGTCGCGAGCTGGATGGCGGCCACCTTGACCGCCTGGGAAATCGGGCCGCTGCGGTTCTGCAAGCGGTTGAACACTTCGAGGCGGTACGCGGAGTCCTGCTTCCGCTTCTGGTTCTCGTCGATCGCCAGCACGTTGCCGGCACCGGCCACCCGCCCCGCGCGGGCCTCGCTGGACACCGCCGCGTAGTCGCCGACCGCCTGGGAGAGCTTTCGCCCGGCGAACGACTGGATTTCAACCTCCTGGTCGAACGTGTTCTTCTCGTTCTCGAAATCGCCGAAGAGGTTCGTTTCCTTCTCGGTGTAGCTTCCCGCGTCGGCCATCTTCCGCGCGGCGGTCTCGATCTCGGAACGGTTCCATTCCCGTTCGCCGTTCTCGGCCCGGCGCTCGAGCTTCTGGAACAACTGCTCTTGCCTCGCGTGGTCGGGGAGATTCTTCGCCACCGCGACGGCGGTTGCCTCGTCGAGTTGGCCGTTCGTGAGCCGCTGGAACGACCGCTCGTTCAGGTTCGCGAGCGCGACCGCGTCTTGGGCCATCTTGCCCGAAACGCTCAGGCCGGCGTTGCGCAGGTGCTCGATGCCCTCGCCGGTGTCGCGCAGGTACTTCGCCGCGTCGATGGCCGTGCCACGCCCCTCGGCGATGTTGGCCAGCGCGCCGCGGCTGCGGGCTTCGACCGCGTCCTTCGCGTCGATGTACCGGACGTTCATCGTGTCCTGGCCGGTCCGCTCGGCGAGGCCGTGCCGGTTGTGGCCGTTGACGACCACGTCTTGACCGCTCGCGGGATCCCGCCACGCGAGGATCGCCCCGCCGAGTTCCGGGTTCCACTTCGCGGCGCCTTTGAGTTCGCTGCCGATCCCGCCCTCGTCGACGTCCATCACCTTGTACTGGAACCGCTTCGGGTCGCGTACCAAACTCGACGTCGGCACGGTGTAGACGTCCGACGGCGACGGTACCGACGGCGTACCGTTCGGTCGCTTGGCCACTTCGCCGGACTGGACGGCGGCAACCGGTCGATCGACCGACGCGCCGGCGGCCTTCGTCTCGGGTCGCAACCACTGCTGCATGGTCGATTCGGTCGCGCCGGCGGTCGCGTCCTTGCGGTACGGCTCGACTTCGTCGCCCTTCAAGAGCTTGTCCGACTGCTCGGTCCCGTAGGCCGCGCGCGGGCTGGCCCCGTGCATTCCGCCCGTCATGCCCTTGATGACCGCGTCGGCCATCTGGTGCCGGCTCATGCCGAACGTGTTGCCCCATTGGGTGTGCTTCTCGACCATGTCGGCGAGTTCGCCCCTCGGGATCTTGTGGAGGTTCTCTTGGAGATCCTTGACGTGCTCGCCGGTGAACTGGCCCTGTCCGTGCGCGGCGGCCGCGCGCTGCACCGCTTCCTGGTGCGGCGAGAACTGCGGCCCCTTGTCCTTGCCCGCGTGCGGGTCGGGGATGTAGCCGGCCTGGATGAGCGCGTGCGTCTGTAGCGATTGCACCATCGCGTCCCGCCGGCGGCCGTTGGTGAACCGCGTCGCGAGGCGGTCGCGCACCCGCTTCAACTCGTTCACGTTCAGCGCGTCGAGATGGCCCGCCAACTGGCGGAACGTCTTCGGAGAAGCCTTGTCGTTCATCACGTCGCCGGCCAGCTTGATCGCGTCGGCCTTCGACGCCTGGGTCTTGTCGTATTTCTGCTTCGACTCGGTCGCCGCCTGCGCGTAGTGCTGTTCGCCGCCCTGCTGCGCGTGGAGCGCGGCCTTCGCCTTCGGGCCGTACAGCGTCTTGCCCGCGTGGTCGCCCATCCCGACCGCCTTCACGTTGCCGGTCGAAGTCTGCTGCGCCATCCACATGAACGCGCGGGGCTGCTGCCCCGCCTGCATCGCGTCCATCGAATCGCCGGCCGAGTTGTCCCCGCTGAGCATGTCCTGCAAAACGTCGATCGCGTGCCCGAAACCGTGCTGGTGCCCCTCCATCTGGGCGCGTAGCCGCAGGTTCATGATCGCGAGCAGGATCGCCCGCGACATTTCGGGGTTGCCGTTAACCTGGCGTTCGCCCGGTGCCGGATCGGTGTCGACTTCGGTGCCCTCGCCCGACGCGCCTTCGAGGTCGGTATCGTCCTCGTCCTCGACGTCCTCGTGACCGCCGAACGCCGTGACGCCCTTGACCGGCTGGCCGTCCTTGCCGGGGATGCCGGCCTTCGGATCGAAATCCGGCTTGCCGCCGCCGGCGGGCGGTGCGGTCGGAGCGCCCGGCACCGGAGCGCCGCCCATGCCACCCATTCCGCCCATGCCCGGAAACCCGCCGACCGACATGCCGGACATGGCCGCGTTCTGGCCGACGAGTTTGTCGGCCGCGTTCTTCGGCGATTCGAGGCCGAGCGTCTGTTGCACCTGCGCGAGGGACAGGCCGTGCATTCCGAGGAGGTCTTGGCCGAGCTTGAGCACGTTGCCCCGCTTCAAGCGCTGGTCGGGCGACATGCCGCCGAGGAGCACGCGGGGAAGCCCGATGTCCCGGTCGGTGTAGTTGAGCTTCATCAACGGCTTGACGATCTGGTAGCGGATGACGTTACACACTTCCATCGCGAGCATCCATTCGCCGAGTTCCGTGACGCCCCGCGCGACGGTCGAATCGCCGATGTCCGATCCGCTCTGCCCTTCGAGGAACGGCAGGTAGGCCCACCGCGTCGCCGTGTAGACTTCCTTCCGCCAGTCGTCGAGGGCCGACTGAAACGTCTCGCTCGTCCCGGTCGCGAAGTCGAGAACTTCAATCGAATCTTCCGGGGCGCAGTTGATGTAACCCATCGACCGGGCGCGTTCGAGGAGATCGGCCGCGACGAGCCTGGCTTCCGGGTCGCTGAACTTGCCGACCAAGAACGGCCCGGTGAAGTTCTGGATCATGATGAGCCGGAGCTTCGTCGTGCTCTCGATCATCGTCGCCGCCCGCAACGCGCCGCGGAACATGCTGCGGCCATACGGGTTCTTGAAGAGCGATTGGTAGCTGAAGAGCGTGAACTTGCCGGGGTCGAACAGGATGCCGGAGTTTGCCCGGTTCGCGCGGATGCCCACGACGTTTCGGAATGCGTCGATGTCCATGTTGACGTAGTTGACGTCGATGGGATCGAGCGCCGCGAGACAGAGGTATTTCCGCCACGAACCCATTTCCGGATAGTCAAGCACGATTTCGTTGAGGCCGTAGCCGTCGATGAGCGCACCGGTCGCGATGTTCTTGATGACCGCGTGCCAACCGCCGTTCGCGCATTCGTCGATCGCCGCCTTCGCGTACTCCGCGGCCTCCTTGTTCTTCGGGTGCCGGTCGTCATACGGCAACACCTGCGGCTCGTAGGAACAGATCCGGGCAATCATCGAGTCGAACGCCGAAATCACCGTCGGCTCGCGAAGCATCAGTTCCCGGTACTTCTGGCGCTTCTCCGGCGTTTCGAGCGTGAGGTTCTCGAAGCTGTTCGGGTTCGTGAAGAACGACCGCATCCACTCCGTTCGGAACTGCCGGCGCTGGAACTCGGTCACGTCCGGCATGACCAGTTGCCGGCCGCTCGGCCCGGTGCCGTACTGGTTGAGCTTGTCGTTGGAGTTCGCGTACAGCGTCGAGAACATGGGGGTTGCCGCCGGTGAGGTCGTTGAGCCGTCTTGGGTTCGATCTTATGCGATGCCGCGAGGAAATGAAACGCCGTCGCCCGACCGCGAAGGTTGGTTGAAATTTGGTTCGCATTTGGTTCGCGTTTGGTTCGTTTTCGAGAAACGAGCGCATTTCGAGCGATTTCCGAGCGCAATTCGAGCGCCGCCCGGTCGAAATCGGGCGCGCACCACCGGCATTATCCTCCAACACTGCTAACCGCAGGGAAGACAAGGGAATTAGAGTGCTGCGCCAACGTGGCCGAAACCACACCAAACGAGCGAACTTCGGAACCGGCAGTTGCGTCCTGTGACGGACTGAGTGTTGGAGTCCCCGTTGACAGCCATTGGTCAGAGCGGGGTTTATTGCAACTGCGATCGGCCCTCCCGAAGTCCTTCACTTCCCCTGCGGTGCCCGGTGGTGAGGCACCGCCCTCGACGGGGAACTCTCGCGGGTACGCTATGCCCCGCGCCGGCCGGCCGATAGGTAAGAACGCCGCGCGAACGGGCGAAAGCCCCGTTCTGAAGAACCATGCCGCGCTGAGGACGGCTATTCGGCTGTTGCTTTTTATCGACCGCTTTGGTGGAAAGTGACCGAAATGCGTTGAAGTGGCCTATTCGGAATCGTATTATTCCGACGTCGACCGCTGCATTTCAATCGAGCCGCTCGAAGCTATCAACTTCGGCGGCTTTTTCATTTCCTTCGCCTCATCGGTTCTAGGCCACCCCCGGCCGCGCGTCCAAGAAAAAATCCGCTTGACGTTCCGGGGAACATCAAGCGGATTGCTTAACAAGCCAAATCTGTCAAGTAATCTCAGGCTTTCGGCCGGCCCGACAACCGCGAAAGTTCCTGGTTGATGAACTGCTTCGTCGTCATCGGGAAATCGCCGCCGAGCATCCACCGCGCGTACCCGATCTCCGATTCGAGCGTGAGGCCCTTGTGCTTCCCGAAAGCGTAGCAGGCCGCGCCGTTCGCGTCGCGGTAGAACTTGCCGGCCGGGTCCGCAATCGCGTTGCCAAACCGGGCGATGGTCGCGATCTCCTGTGGCGTCTTGCCGCCGAGGATCTCGGGATGCCGTTCGACCATGCCTTGCAAGATTCCGGCAACCACCGCGGCATCGGCGGCCGCGCCGTGGGCCTTCTCCGCGTGCTCAGCCGCAGCCTGGCGGCCGATGTACTTCTCGACGGCCGCCGCGAGCGTGCGGGGATCGAGGATCGTGTAGAGGTTGCCCGCGTCGATCCACGTCACCGAGCGCCAATCGAACTTCTCGCCCGCGCGGGCCATTTCCTCGCACAGGATGGGCACGTCGAACGTGTTCGACTTGAAGCCGACGACGACTTGCTTTTCAAGGAAGCTGGCGACGGTCGTCGCGACCTGGCGGAAGTTCGGGCAGTCCTTGACGTCGGCGTCGGTGATGCCGTGGATGTCCGATGCCTCCTTCGGGATCGGCCGGCCGGGGTTGATGCGGCGGTCGAACAGCGGTCGTCCGTTCGTGCCGGACTCGGGGTCGACCGAGAAGATAGCGATCTCGACGATGCGGTCATTGGCGACGTCGACCCCGGTCGTTTCGAGGTCGAAGGTCAGGAACTTCATAATTGTCATTGGTCACTCCGAACGATGGTAAAGTAAGCGGGAACGACGTAGCCCGAAGGACCGCGCCGGGTAGCTCGAATGCAAATGTACGATGCAAGGTGCGCAGGAAAGTATTCCGGATCGTACTGTTTCATCCATTCCGGCAACCAGCCGGTGGGCCAGAAGTATTGGGGAAGCTCGTTCACGGTCCATCCTTGAGCTTGAGAGAACCCGGTGTTATGTAACCCCGGTCGCGCCCGTCGTCGAACTGCACGTTCGCCAAGATCCTGTGGCCGCCCGGCCGCGTCAGCGTGAGCACCGTCCCCGCGTGGACGCCCTCGCGGTTCTCGTAAGTAACGCGGTCGCCCTCGCGGATGGTGCGGCCGCTCTTGCCTTCCCACACTCCGGGCCGGCGGTTGCGTTTCATCGTCATCGTCCGCCCCTGTTCGGGTCGTCGAACTCGCGGCCGCACTTCGGGCAGACCGCGCAATACTTGGCGTGCGATTGTTCGGTTCGAACGTCGCAGTTCGTGCAGATGGGCAGCGCCTTCGGCCCCTTGACTTCGAGGCCGAGCAACGCGCGAATCTCGTTCGCGACGTGGATCATGTCAAGGTGAAGGCCGGTCCCGTCGCCGTACCTTCGCTCTTGGGTCGCGAGGATTTTTTCGAGCAGGCCACGCGTTCGCTTGGACCCGGCCCGCATGTCTTCGACCAGATCGCGAAGGAAGCCAATCGAATCGGGAGTCATCGGTTCCGAGTTCCCGATGAGTTTCCGCAGCATCGCGTTCTCGTCCTGGGCGAGTTTCAGGGCCGCGATGTCGCCGGCCGGGTCGCAGCGGGTTTCGAGGTCGTGGACGAACCGGCGGACAGCCTCGGGCAGTTCGTTGATGTTCTCGGGTGTCGGTTGCCAATCGTTGTTCAGCCGTAGAAACTCATCCGCGAGGCGCTCGGCATCCGCGACGATGCAGACAGTGGATCCCCGGTGTGTCTCGTGGTAAAGCGTCCGGCCTTTTATGGCGATGGCCACTAAATCGGCACGCTTCGGATATGGCTTTGCTTGCTCACTCATCACTTGGCCCTCCCCGCCCGAAGGATGCGGTCCTGCTCTTCGGCGCTCATGCCGTCGAGAATCGTTTGCCGGTAGATCGCCGTACTCGCGTCGTGCGCGTCGTTCGGCTCAATGCCGATCCTGACGCGGTCGCCCTTGATCTCCGAGAGCGAGACGGTCAGGCGGAAGCCGTCGGGACGGCCGACGATGATCGCCTCGTGGCGCTTGACAGAAAGTACGAGCATGATTGCCCAATTCCTTTGGCGAGAGTTGTTCGTTCGGCGTTGGTGCCGATTTCGAAACAGTATATGCGAATCGTAATAGTCGGTCAATTCGAGAACGCGGCCCCGGCGAGCGCCCTGGCCTGCTTCACTTCGACCGCGTTGCCGATCTGCTTCACCTGCTCGCCGAGGTTCCCGGTGATGATGTAATCCGGGTCGAATCCCATAGCCGCCTTCAACTCGTGCGGCCGCAGCATTCGGAACAGGATGTCGATCGCCACCTGCTCGCTCCCGTTCATTTGTGGTTCGATGAGCGCGAACCGGTCCTTTGTCGTGACCGTGGCGAGTGGCTCTTCGGTCGATGCCGGTCCGCTCGTGCCGTAGTACGGCGTGATGTAGGGTTGAACGATAGCGTGCGACTTGCCCCCGGCCATGATCGTTCCGAGCGGGTCGTTAATGCTCTGCGCTCGCCGTTCGTGCCCGCCCCCGTCCTTGTCCGCTCCGTGGTTCGCCTGGACGATGTACGGCTCGACGATCGCCGTGTGACTGCCGCCCGCCGTGATGGTCGGGTGCGGCTCGCCGACGTCGCGGGCCGTGCGTTCCAACGCCTTGGGGTCGGTGCCCCGCATGTCGCACAGGTACGGTTGCACGACGCCGATCTCGCCCCGCTTGGCGGTCGTCACCGTCGGCAACGGTTCGTCAACGCTCAACTCCCGCCCGCCGTGCGTGAGCTGGACCATGCAGCCGCGGGCGATGCCGTGCGTCTGCCCGCCGGCGACGACCGTCGGGAGCGGTTCTTCGACCGAATGGCAACGCGGGGCCTGGCCCTCGCGCTCGCCGTAGTTCGTCGGCACGATGACGCCCTCGGCCAGCGCTATGCACCGCCCGTTCGTCGCGTCGATCGTGCGAATCGGGTTATTGATGTCGTCGACGTCCATCCGCTCGAACTTGCGGTGCGGCAAGATGAAAGCGAAGCGGTTGCCCTGACTCGTGATCGTGGGCAAAGGCTCGTTGAGGCCGTGGACCGATCGCGCGTCGTTGCCCCGCTCCTTCAAGTAGTTCATCGCCACGATGAACGGCTCGGCGTTCGCGCCGCCGAACTTCTTCAAGCCCGCCTCGATGCGGGCCATCGTGTTCGCCGAGAGCGGTCGGCTGCGGGTGAAGATCGACGTGCCGAGGAGGTTCCAGTCGATGATCTCGCGGGCACCCCGCCACTTCGGGAGCCGGCCGAAGAGGTTGTCACGCTGATCCTTCGAGTGCGTCGGCTCGGGCCACACGATGCGGCGACGACCGCCCTTAACCGCCTGGATGAACAGACGCCGCCGGCTTGTCGCCGCCCCGTAGTCGGCGGCGTTCAGCGTCTTGTACTCGACGCGGTAGCCGCTGGCCACGAGCGCCGCGATGAACGCGCGGAACGTTTCGCCCTTCTTCGAGGCGAGCGCCTTGCCGTTCGAGCCTATTGGCCCCCAAGATTGGAACTCGGGTACGTTTTCGATCAAGACGCGGTCCACCTGCAGCGCGTTGACCCATTCGAGCACGACCCACGCGCTCGCCCGGCTCTGGTCGTTCTTCGGCTTCCCGCCCCTCGCGTTCGAATGGTGCGTGCATTCGGGACTGGCGACGAGCAAGTCGAGGCGTCCGCCCGGCACCGCCTCGCCCGGCTTCAACCGCGTCAGATCCTGACAGAAGTGATTCGCTTTGGGGTGGTTCTTAGCGTGCGTCTCGACCGCGCGGTCCCAATGGTTCACCGCGACGAGGTCCAGCTTGCGGCCAACCGATTCCGCGTACTGCGCGACTCCGGTCGAAGTCCCGCCGCACCCGCAAAACAGGTCGGCCACCTTGATAGGCTTCATGCGTTCCATTCCTTTGAGTAGAGTTGAATCCGAGTTATCACGATACGAAATGATTTCGTTTCCGAATAGACCGCATTTAGAAACTCGCGTCCTTCGGGTTCCAGCCGATCTGAGACGAGCGCCACCGCTCCTTCGTCTCGGCCTGGGCGGTTTGATCCTTCTTCGCGGCCGCGATGGACGATTGCACCTTCACGTCGAGCCGGCGGGCCAGCATTTCGAGCGCGTCCGGGCCGTCGTCGTGCAGGCCGGTGAACAGGTTGCTCAACTGGTGGACGAGTTCCCGGCCGCCCCGCGTGTTGCGCACCCGGATCTGGCGGCGCGCGAGGAACGTGTCGAGGCGCCGGATGCGAATCTCCTTCGGGTCCGAGTTGTCGATCCCGTGGAACTTCGGACGGTTGATGCCCCGCTCCTTCGCGATACGCTGGAGTTCGGTGTCGATGAGGTCGCCGAAGATGTTCGTCTCGGCCGTGAGTTCCTCGACGCCGTTGAACTGCTCGACGATCTGGATCGTGCGGCCGAGCATCGAGTTCGCCGCCTCGCGCTGGAAGTCGGCATCGACGTAGATCTTGCCGTCCACGGCCGAGACGCCGCCCCAAACGTGGGCCTGGAAGTCCCCCGGCTTGTCCGTCTTCCCCTTGCTCGGGTCGAGCGCGTAGCCCTTGAACCGCAGCGCGGCCGGCCACTCGTTGAAGTACATAGTCTCGTGGTTGAAATACTCCTCGCCCCACTCGCACACGCCGCCCGCGCTCGTGATCGCCTGGTACTCGGTGTCGAAAGCCTTCGGTCCCCGCTCGGCCCGAGCGAGCATGAGCGCGAGCAACGGTTTCCACGAGGGCCAGAGCACCCGCGCACCACGCTCCATTTCCTTCTGGTTGCAACGGTAGAACTCGGCCGCCGTGTCGTTCCGCCGCGGGTCGCCGAGGTTCGTGAGCAGCGATTCCCACTTCTCCCAAAGGTCCATCCGCTCCGGCCAGTTCATGATCGCCTGGAAAGACTTGCCTTCCCAACGAGGCGTCTTTGTGAGCTGGACCGCGATACAGTCCCGGTGGAGCGCCGTCCCGACCGAAATGAAATTGGTGTCTTCGCCGCCGGCCGGGATGACTTCCATCGTGAGCCAGTCCCAAGCGTTGATCCGGCGCTTCTCGCTCGTGATGTCCTTGTTGTTCTGGACGTCGTCGAGGACGATCTTCGTCGGCCGCGCCTCGCCCCGCTTGATGCCCCGGATCGAACTGCCCTTCCCATACGCCTCGACGCGAATACCGTTGCGGGTCTCGATCTCGTCGGCCTTCCACACGAGGCCCTTGCCGTGCGCCTGCGGATAGTGCTCCTTGATGAGCGGGTTCAGTTCGAGTTGCTCCTTGATCTCGAACAGGAACTTTTCGGCCTGGCTGTCGGTGTCGGAGAAGATGACGATGTACCGCTCTCGCCCCTCGCAGATGTCGCGCAGCAGGTCGATGAGCGTCGTCCAGACCGATTTGCCCGACTCGCGGGGGGCGATGAAAGCGTGCCGCGATCCCCGCTTCTGCCAAGCGTTCGAAAGGTTGATGTCGAGGTAGCGGTGAAACAGGCTCGGCTCAGACTTGCAGAATCGCGGGGTGAACGCCTGGCCCCACTCAATTAGACTCCGCGCCGGCTGCTGGATGGTAGCCGTTGAGGAGTTGTTGACCGGCGGCGGTGGGGGCAACGGCGGGAGGTTCGTCCACCACTCCCTTACGGCGGAACGTGGAGCGAAGTACCTCAGCGACCTTATGTTGGAGATCGAGCGGGAGCGCATTCAACAACGACTCCAACGGGCTGGCCGGCTTGTCGAGGCCCAAATGCCTCATCAGCATCTGCAACGCCCTGATCTTATCGTGAAGCCGCACCCTGGTGGTAACGGTAACGGTCTCGGTCGTCGTCCCGTCCTTGTGGTGGTGTACGGTCTTGGTCTCGGTCTGTTCGATGGACTGGATGGCCCGCTGAGCTTCGGCCGAGATCTCTTCCGCCGGCTTCATCTTAGGCATCCCCTTCGAGTCGAACTCGAAGTAGTCGCCCATCGTGGCCTTGCCGATGATGCAGACTTCGCGGAGGAGCGCGTCGGCCTCGATCCTCAGCGAGCGACGGACGGACTCCGTCGCCACCTTGATCGCGGCCTTCATTTCGGCGGTATTCAACAGGCGGTAAGCGTAACTGCGTGCCTTCGCGAGTTCGTCTTCGGTCTTGCAATTGAAAGCCTTGACGAAGCAGAAATACGGCTTGCCCTTGAGCAGGTACAGACGGAGAAACTCCCGCTGCCGAATCGTCAGGCCGGTCGGGGGGACCGTGCAGGGCGATTCAGCAACGGGAGTCGGTGTCGGCTCGACGGCTTCCATGACAATCAGAATAGGCCGTTACGCGGGCTTCGTCGCGGTGTTGGCCGCCTTCACGAAATCCTCGAATCTCATGCCGCAGACGGCGCAGGCCGCGAGTCCTTCGAGCGTGATGAAGTTGTGGAGTTGGCACGGCTTGCCGGATGGACCGACCAAAACGGCCGGCTTCGCTTCCTCGTCCGGCAGCTTCGCCACGATCGACGGGCCATCCGGCCCTCGATTGACCGTGACGTCGCCCCGTGTCTCAGATCGAACGTGGCCGCACCGCGAGCAGACGAGCTTGCTTCCGTCATTGCTGTTCCGCAACACCATCTGGTGGCCGATGCCAGCACAGACCGCTTCGGGGCTACTGAACTTCACGGCGGGCACGGTTTTCTCGACCGGTTTCTCGGTCGTGCCGCGAACAGGCTGCGGCAGTTGCCCCGTGCAGCCGGTGCCCATCGAACCGTAGTTCCCGACGAACGTTTCGAGGCGGAAACATTTCTTGCACTTCATGTATCCGTTCCCGGCCTGCTCGAAGTCGTGCGGCGAGTCCTCGGCCCCGAGTCCGCACTTGTTGCAGAACGCCTGGCCCTGGCGGACGACGAAATCGTGCTGCTTGCAGCACAGTTGGATTTCGCCTTGCAGTTTGTCGGCGACGGGTCGCTTCGGGCCGGCATACGGGAAGGGCGGGATCGTCTCCTGCTTCGGCGTCGCGACCGGCGACGACTTCCGCATCTCGTGATTGCGGCGAATGAGGTAGCCGGCCAGTTCCATCAGCGCCGGCTTTCCGTGCGTCGGCCTCTCGATCTCCATCCAGTCCTGCCACGCGACCCAGCGCGAGATGGGCCGCAGGTCGGAGAACCAGCCGATGAGTTCGTGCCGGTCGCCCCGGTCGTCGAAGCAGACGATCGGTAATCCTGGGTAGCCGTTTTGCAGTTGCGACGGGTGGAAGTACGCGAACTCGCCCCCCTTGTTGTCGGGGATCTTCGTCGTGGTCGCGACCGGTAGGCCGATCTTGCCGAAGTGCTCGCGCACCGATTGCACCACCTTCGGGTTCAGGCCGTCCACGAAGGTGTAGGCGGTGTAGTCCTTACCGACGTCGCCGTAATCGACGCCGAAATTACGCGGGCATTGCGCCGCGGCTGCGGGCTTCGCGGCCGGCACGAGTTCGGCCAGTTCCGCGAGTTGCTCTTCGAGGGCCTTGACGCGGGACGAGAGTGCTTCGTGGTTGGAACTGCGAATCTTCGTGCCTCGCTCGATCTGCTTTCGAAGCTCGGCGATCTGCTCGAAAACGTCCTTGAAAATCAGGTTGAGCGAATCCAAGATCCTCGCGGCGGCCTCGTCGGAAAAGGATTTGATAGGGTCGGCCATGTCGTCGTTCTCCGTGCGTTTCGTTCCGGCGGAATTCGCCGGACTCTATTATGATTCGAAATTCGGTTTCGGACAGTTCGCGATTTGAAACGCGGTCAAGTTGCAAATTACTTCGCCTCGAAATCGCGGTACGTTGAAAGCGTTTTCTGTCTATTTTGTTTTTTAGAACAATTTACGATTGAAAATGTTTTGGCCGGTGTTACTCTACTGGTGTCGAACGATGTCACCACCCAACGGAGAACGGCGATGAAGATGTTCACCATCTACGGTTACAACGAGGCCAAGAACTTCGCGGCCGAAATGATGATCTTCGCGAGCGACCTTCCCGAAGCCTGCAAGGTCGCGGCGAAGGAATGGCCGGGTTGCGTGACGAACGCGATGGGTACCCGCGACACCCTACCGACGGCCTTCGTCGAGACCTATCGCCGCGCCACCCGCTGAACCGGATTGCCCCGGCCGACCGGGGCGGGTCGCGGGAATGTACCCGCCTGACGATGGCCCCACCGGGCCGAAACCCAAAGGAATGTCCCATGCTCATCGGCATCGTCTACAACTGCGAAATCGCGTCGCTCCTCGACGTTCCGCAAGCCTCGTTCAAGCGCCATTTCCTGGCCCTGTTCAACGAGAGCGACCGGTACGGCTACCTCGACTTGACGGTCAACTTCCACGAGCGCCGTTCGGAAGTGCTGCCGATCTTCACGTCCGGCGACGCGACGAGCAATTCCGCCGTCGTCGAGGACGACATGCGGGACATGGCCGAGCGGGCCTTCCTGCTCTGCTGCTGCGTCAAGCCGATGACGAAGTCCGCGGCGCTGCGGTTCGTGAACCGGTTGCAGGACAAGATCGGCGTCGGCTATCACCCCGACACCCGCGCGGCCGAGTACGTCAACGACGATGACGAGCCGCTGTTCTCCGAGTTGGAGGCCGAAGAGATCGACGAGAACATGGACCGCGTGTTCGACCTGCTTGGCGACGAGGTCTACGAGATCGGCCTGAACCGGCAGCACATGATGGTTCTCGCGGAGGGCGAATAACGTGAACCTCAACATCATCTTCTGGCGGATCGTGTTCGCAATCGGGGTCGGTCTCATTACGCTGGCCGAACTCAACACCGACGAGGAATGGGAGGAACTCGAATGACAACCGAAGAACGCAAGGCCAAGTTCAACGCGACTGTTGAAGAATTGGACCAACTAGCATCGCGCGTCGGCAAGTTGGCCGATCAGGTCGAACTCACCGGAACGGCACCGCAGTTCGACACTATTGCCAAGAAAATCGACGAGGCCCGCCGCATCCTCCGGGATGCACACAACTCCCTCATATCCTTGAGGCCAACGTGAAAGCCACACCACCGACGCGGCCCGGTGTCTGCCGCTGGCTCGCCCGAGCCGAGAACGGCAACCGGCGGATCAACATAAACGGCGTCATCTACGAGGTCGAAGAAGGTGCCAACGGCCTCGTGCTAAGCTACCAGAAAGGATCGCAGACCGTGCGGTACGCGATCGACACCACCGGCGAGGTCTGGATCTGCGACTGTTCGGATGCCCGGTACCGGTGGAACCGGCCGGGCGGCGGTTGCAAGCATGTCCGGGCGCTCCAAGCCGCCTACGCCGTCCTTCAAGCTCAAACCGGAGAAACGCCATGACGACCCGAGAAGTCGAAGCCGCAGCCGAGCACTATTACGACTCGATGCAGGTCGAATACGAACGGCGGCGCTGTCCCGACCCCGACGATTTCGACGACCGCATCGGCGACCCGAAGGGCCGCGACGTCCTGCTCAAGAACGGCCAGCGGGCCGAGATCCTCGCGACCGAGCGCAGCGACTACCGCGACGGCTCTTGGCACGCGCAGACCTTCGGCGACCAAGATTGGTTCGTCTGGCCCGACGGCACGGTCCTGGACGACGACAACAACGAGGTCGGCAAGGTCGACTGATTCCCCCACCCCAAGCGAGCGAGCATCGAACATGGAAATCAATTTCCCGCCCGAGCACGTCGCGGCGATGAAGGAGAAGAACCCCGGCCAATGGGAAATTGGCGACCGCGTCTTGATGAAATCGACGCTGGCCATCGGCACCATCCTCGGCATCTACCGCGAATGGTTCTGGATCGTCTTCGACGAGTCCGGCGGGATGCCGAACAACGTCACCGCGAAGCAACTGAGCTTCTACGCACCGAAGGAGGCCGCAAAGCCATGATGATCGTCTCCATCGCCCTGCCCGCGAACTACCTCGCCCCGACACCGCCGCCCGGCTGGATTCTCGCGCAGGTCGAAATCTGCTGCGA